AGGACATGAACGGACCCAGGAAAGGGATCGCTGTAAGGGCTGTCCATGCCTGCTCCAGACTATACCACTCGTGGCCGAATCGTTTGCTGTGGAGCATCCTAACGGCTTCTCGGATGACTTCTAGCAGTCCTTCCAGCTTGTTGAAATTGTCCGGTGTCTTGACGATGAAGGCACCAGTCACCAGAGGCTTCACGCCAGTCAGCCTCTCTCGTGCAGCCTTCTCGTCCCATCCGTAGATCAGCAGATCCCGGATCATCTCGCCTGTCTCAATACGATTGAACCAGCGAAAGATGATCGTTGACTCCACGATCTGACAGGGATCCGCGCCAGTCTCCACCAGAGGATCTCGAATGTTCTCGCGGAACCATCGAGTGGTCCGATCGTCTTCTCGGTGGACGTTGCAGAACTTCCACGATTGTAAGATGGCATCCTCGGTCCACGGCTTCGGATCACCGGCTTCTTTCGCCAGCATCACCGAGTAGCGTTCGCAAGCTGTCTGAAAGTAATGTTTGATGTGGCGCATCTCCATTAGGCCACTCCAAACTCGAGAGCCTGTGCCTGCAACAGAAACATTGCTTCGGCTTCCTGCCACTCGAGCGGTCGCCACTCGCCGATCATTTCAATTTCAGGCAGCGTCAGCGGAGGATATTTCACAACGTCGTCAAACGTGAAGTGATCATATCCACGCATGGCTTCGTATCGGACCATCAAATCGTCAGCCCATCGCACGTGCTCTCGAGCCTCTGCATCCTCTGTGCAGCCGAAACGCTGCTCACAAATGCTCTGCACGTATGCTTCCACCTCACGATACCGTTCCATCTCGACGGTCTGTTTGACCCATTTGGTCATGTCTCCGAGCAGGTATTCGCTGTCGTCGTGGTGCAGTGCCAGCCACGATGTTGCTACACCGAACTTCCTACAGAGCAGCGAAACGTGCACAGCGTGCTGAGCCACAGACATCGGGAACTTCGTGTGTCCGCCGAAACGGTTGGTCAACGCCAGAGCGTGTGCCACGTCCTCGAGACGAACGTCCGACGGCTTCAAGCGAAACGGATTGACCTCCAGGCAGGTGAACGTGATCATCTTAGGCATCGGCGATGCTCTCTTTCTCAAATGGAAGTTTCGGGCCTGGATCCACAGGTTCATAGGCAGCGCCAATCTCCTTCAAATGTGCCTCGATTAGATCGGACACATACAGAGAAAGAGACTTTCCACTGTGGGCTGCTACGACTCTAAGAGTATGTTTCACTAGTGGTCGGAGACTTGTTCCGACGTATTCATCACGGTCTGCGTTCATCATGCACCTCCCGAATGTAGCGAGCCAAAGCATCGTAATTGAATCCGGACATCTCATCGCTTGCATTTTCTCGCCACATCTCCAGGCTCATAACACGAGCAGGCACGATGAAGATGCTCTTATCCAGCGGCTCGCTCGAGTCGAAGATGATGAAGTTACAGATGCCTCCGGCACGCTGGATCTTCCGAGCCTCCATCAGTTGCAGCGTCGGAAGTGTGAACTTCGGATCCGCGTGTTTCATCTCCCACCAGGCTGTAATGCCTTTGCCGACGGTCACAAAGTCCGGGACGCCAGAACGTGAACGGTCTGAGAGCTTGGCATACCAGAAGTCTTGCACGATTCCTGCATCGTGCAGCCGCTTCAATTGTAGGTCCAGCCGTTTCTTCAACTGCTGCCACAGATCTGATTCAATCATACTCTCTCCCTTTTGCGGATTAACAGCCAGTGTGCCCAATTGAAACATCGACCACACAGCGTTTCATCAAACCAGAATGTTCTACGCCAGGAGGTGATGTAACAATTGCAGCATTTACATCGTTCAATCATCGCTGCACTCCCTCCAGTTATTCCCGATGTTGACGTCCCACAGGATTGGCACCTTGAGTTTCGGAAACGACTGCCGATCAAGGATCTGCTGCACAATTGTGGCGTGCTCCTGATCCTCGATGTCTCCGTCCCATTCGTCGTGAACCGTGAAGCGAATAAGAAGGCCGTGTTCCTCTCGTGTGTTGTAAAGCTCGATCCCTTTCCGCTTGTTGATGTCGGCTGCTGATCCCTGGATCACTCCGTTGAGAGCCTTGTGCAGCCTGATGGCATCCGGGAAACGCATGCGTCTCCCGAGGATCGTTGCCACGTATCCACGGTGAGGCTCCCGCCTGTGGAAGATATCGCCCTTGTGGCAATACTCCGTGCAGTGAGGTGCAGCCAAGTGAGAAGCACGCTTCAGGAGCTTGGGAACTTCCGGGAGAAGTTCGTCATAGACGGCTCGAATGTCTGCCGTCTCGAGGAGCTTGGGATGAGTGCGGCGAGCCTTGATCCGCTTCAATTCTTTCATCTCATGCTCGGTGACGTATTCGAGCATGAATGCCATCTTCGCCAGACCAGCAGCGTAGATGACCGCGAAGTTTAGATCCTTCGTTTGCTTGTATGTGAACTTAGGACGCTTCGGCACCAGTTTCTCCTTCCACATAAACTTATGAAAGCTGATGTCGGGATCCTTCGCGTAAGCCTCGAGGACTTCTTTGTTGCCTGCCATCGAGGCAAACAGCCTGTATTCGATCTGCTTCGCGTCCGCTGCCAGATGCTTCATTCCCTTTCCAGGGATGTGCAACTGTCGGATGATGTATTTGTCGCCGAAGTCTTCTATCTGCTTCGCAACCTTTCTCACCTGCTGAATGTTGACGCCGAAGTCTGGTTCTTTCGGAAACGTGAAGGCCGAGGACGAGCAGCGTCCGCTGATAGTCCCGACGCTGTCTTCATCGTTCTCGTCTTTCTCTGCACGAAGCTGATGGATCGCGTATCGGAGCAGTCCATCGCTGTTGACGTTCTTGCGATACTTACTGAAATACTTGCTGTCCAGGCTCTTCAGACGCTTGGCTCTCAGCGCCAGAGCCACGTTCTCGTTGTGCAGATACCGCTTGAGCATACCTGCCTTGAAGCTCGGTTTGCCTTTGTCGGTGTATTCGTCCCACATCAAATTCTGATGTTTGAAGAGACGCTGCATGTCCGGATTTGATGCAGGATTGATGCTCATTCCTGTGTTGCGATAGATCTGCATCACACAGGCTTTCCACTCCGCTTCCGCTTCTGCCGCCCACTTCTCGAGAAGCTCCATGTCGATGTAAGTGCCGTTCTTCTCCATCTCACATACGACATAGATGAATTCATCCTCAAGCTGTCGAACGTCCTGCAACAACTGAGCATCCAACATCGGCCACAGCTTGTCCTTCAGCTTGCGGACTTGGCGGACGTCGGCTTCCGCTCGGACAGCCACGATTCCAGCATGATATGATGCCATCTTGGAGCCGTCCAGCACGACGTCTCCAACCTTCTCCACCTTCGCTTCGTCAGGCAGATAGTCTCTTACGATGGACTTGAGAGAGTGCTCCTGCCTGTGGTCGTCGAGTAGTGCAGCGTAATGCCCGACATCGCTGACCGTGCATCCCTGCTCCTCGAAACTGACTCCCCACTCGCGACCCATATGAATCTCGAATCGCGTGTTGAGGTTCGTGATCCGCTTCTTACGCCATCGACGGAAGTAAGTCCTGGCACCTTCTTCGCTGATGTTGTTGCCTCCACCACGGTGTCCCCATGCCAGATAGTGAGTGCTGCCATCTGGCAACGACACGGCTCCGCCGATGGGACGATCTTTTCCCCACCAGCGAAGTCCTGTCGTTTCCCAATCGAGGCACAGATCCGTCTCGTGGTCCACGTTCGGAGGCTCTTTGTGCTCATCCCACGTGCGGACAGCAGCCTGAGAACTGAACGTGTTATTCGGAGTCTGGACGGGATCGTCGTCTCCGATTAGATCGAAGAGGTTCATGACGCTACTATCGCTGCAACAGCGAGCACCAGAATCAGCCAGAACGATACTGCGATCGTGACGTTGACGGAGCGTGGTAGTTCTTTCATGACTCCCTCTGTGGCATGTTCCACATTAGAACGTCGGCGAAGCGTTCGGCCATCTCTTTTTCATACGGCTCGGGATCCACTCCGATGTAGAGAAACATCTCCATGATCGGTTCTCCCTGGTCCGTATACTGACCTGAGCATCCTTCCGCTGCCTCAAGTTTGATGCACTGTGTGTGCTCCAGAAGCACGACGTCCAAGTTGGGATCGTGCTTCTGAAGTTCCTTGATCATCTCGGAGACCTTCATCAGTCCCACCGATCGAGCTTGTAAGTTGCCTTGTCCTTACCGCTCGTGACGCGGATCGTGACCTCGGTCCAATCCTCGTTCTTTTCCACCAGCAATCCCTGTGCCAATGGACCTTCCGTCTCCTGCACCTTCTGACGTCTCGAGTGTGCCTCGATCACCGAGCGGACTCCGTGAAACTCCGAGCGGAGGATCTCCGGGAACAGGCCAGCACCTTCGTTGCGAGTGTCCTTCGCTCCTTCCAGCACGAACAACAGACCTTCCTTGAAGTGCTGGAAAGGTCCGTGCCAGTGACACGGTTTGTTGGTGATCGCCAGCACCTTCGTGTAACCAACACTGAGACCGAACTGATGGAGCGTCGAGCCTCCGACCCACACATACCACGAGACCGGATTCCGACGAAGCTCTCCATCCCACTGAAGGATCGGAGTGGCATCCGGATTGACGGCCGTGATCAGCGGAGCCAAGTTGTATCGAGCCATGCCAGCGAGATAAAGCTCGATGCTGTCCGCCGATGGCAGCACGGTTTCCTGGAACTTGATCCACGTCATCTTCTTCGTCGGCAGCACCAGCGGAAGCACTGGATTCTCAGCCTTGCGAAGATGGCCGAAGACTTCTCTCGAGATCGTCTCCGCTGCCGAAGGCGGATCGGCATGACGATAGAACGCGCCTTCGATCTCGTCCAGGCGACAGAACCGACGATCGAGAGCACCAGCGGCTCCGAGCTTGCTGACGATCTCTTCAGCCTGTCGGATCGTGCCTTCGCTCGGTGCAGCCGTCGGACGCTGGTAGGCCAGCGGATTCATCTTCGCGTTGAAGCGTCTCGCTGCCTGATCAAAACCGTAGACGGTCAGATCGTCCAGGAGCGTCCCGATCATGCTGCTCCGTGGATGGCAGAAGCCTGCTGGAGCGGTCGCTACAGCCAGCCAGACACGGTTCTGGCGTCCGTTCTTGACCGTCGGCACACTTCTACCCTTGTCGGCTTCGGTGCCTGCCTTGACGTCCCTGAGCCACGTAGCAGGACCGAGCACCTTCTCACTCCGGAACAGAGCATCCGCTTCGAGGATCTTGACAGCAGCGTTGAGCAACGGAAGCGAGTATTCGCTGAGTGCCACGTTGATGTTCTTGAAGTCCTCTCGCTTTGCAGCCATCGCCTGATCGGCCGTGACGAGAACATTCTTGAAGACATGCTCGGCCGGAGGCTTCACGCACATGTGCATCCACATGCCGGTGACGTCCTGTCCCCACACATCTTCAGACGAGTAGAAGACGCCAGTCACCTTCGCACGAGAGACAGCCTTGTTCAGAGCCTGCATCGCTGCAGACATCAGCGGCTCGCCTTCGTAAACGTAGGATGCCCACAGCGGAGACACCGTCTGTCCCTCTGGCGTGATGGTCACGACGTGACCGTATCGCTCGATGAACTTCCGGCACGCTGCACAGTTGTGATGCTGTCGATCAGCGTCGGAGAAGGACTTCAGATAGACGTCCCACAGATTCGTGGCGTCCGTCGTGAACAGTGCCTTTCCGGTGATGTCGTAAACAGCCTTCGCGTTGAACGCTGCCTTGAAGTGCATGTAAGCCTGATCGTCTACGTTCCCAATCGTCTGCGTCGGCTTCGACGCTGGTGCAGGCTTCTTCAATCTCGATCGTCTCGTGTTCGTGGTGCTCTGCATGATCGTTCTTTCTTGGTGGTCCCTGCTGCCTTCGCAGACAGCAGGGAAAACACTGGTTTCACTGTGCCAGATCCCACTCAAGAATTCTGTGAGTCAGTTGTGGCTCACTCTCGGCTTCGTTGACTGGCCTGACGTGGACGGAAGTAAGAGGCTGTGACACTCGACGCAAGCGGTCGCCTGTAGATGCAAGAAGTTCTAATTCGCTTCTTCGTCCTGTAGGGACTCCACAAATTAGATCGTGTCGATCCACGTAGATCCGGCCGGATCTGGTGGTTCTATCTCGGATCCCTCACTTGCTTATGGGTCGCTCGAGATTTCACCAAAGAGCGAAGGATAGAAGAAGGTCATCGATCCTCACTTGCTCGCGTTCTTGCGAGCCTTGATCCTGGCCGAACGGCTGACGCCACGAGCGGCACGATCGCGGCAGATCCGTCCCTATCCGGTGAGCCTGTTACGTGCTCCGTTGTCCTTGTCGAACTTCGCGCACTGCGACAGCGTCATTTCCCTCTTCTCGGCCATTGTGGCGTCTCCTTGTTGGCTGAGGATCATCTGTGAACATCCGAGTGCAGCCACACTCGGAGCACGCTTTCGGTTTCTTCGGGACGTCGAAGACGTTCGCGCATGACGGACATTCCCATGCCATCAGCGTGCCTCTCGGAGCAGCCGCTTCCGACGCTCATCCTCGGGAGCCATGCGGAACCAGAGATCACGCTTCGCTTCCTGGAACGTCTTGCGGAGTGGTCCAGCGTCCATCGGCTGACGCGTCCTGTGCCATCTCCAGCCGTCGGACGTGTGCCGGATCTCGAAGTATCCTCCGGACGTCACGTAATGGCCTGGAGCCTTGCACAGCAGGCGGAAAGGTCGGAAGTCCATCAGCGTGTCTCCAGCAGGTATAGACGTGGTCCGCCGAGTGGAGGCTGATAACCTGCTGCGCCAGCCTGCACGATCTTCTTGTAGCACTCTGGACCTACATAGACGGTCTGAGCATCCCGAGTATCGACTAGCTTCCGATGTTTCGGAAGCGATCGATCACAAGCGAAGCATTTCTCGTCCATCAGATCCTGCCTCCGTCGTCGATCCACCGAGCAGCGTAGTGGAAAGCGTATCGAGCCTCGACAGCCGCGATCTTCGCCCACATCTCAGCGTCCTGGTTTGAGCAGGATCGGACGTTCAGCGCGATCCCGATATACTTGAGAGCACGCTGACCACGGTTGGAGGAGCGGAGACGATAGTTGACCGGACCACGCTTCATGATCGTATCCTCCGAAAACGGTTTCCTGTTTCGGTGTTAGCGGGAGCCGCTCGGATCCATGTCCTCGTCGTCCGTCTCCTCGACGTCCAGAGCGTCCTCGGTGACTTCGCCATCGGCGTTGACCACGACACCGAACGTCGGACCAGACGGCTGGCCGACGACCACCAGCCACTCTCCGTCGAACGTGGCGCGGATCACGTTCACGTCCTGGCCGAACGTCTCCGTGCAGTAAGCCTTGACCGTCTCGATCGCCTTTGCTTCCGTGATTTGCTTCGTCATCTTCGTCTCCTGGCTGTCCGGCCGGTCCATTCCGGCCACGAGAAGATTATGTGCCGAGACCAAAACCGAAAGCAAGCACAAAAATATTGAGCTTTTGCACGTCGAAACTGACGCCAGAAACGGCAATCGGCCGGATGCCTCGATGGACATCCGGCCGATGGCCGACGACGATCGTCAGGAGGCTTACTGAGCCGCTTCGGTGCTGGTCTCGAAGGCAGCATCAGCCACGGGCTGATCGGTCGCAGGAGCGGTCTCAGCGGCCGTCTTGGCAGCCTTCTTCGCTTCGGCAGCCTTGAGCGTCTCGACACGCTTCGCAGCCTTCGCAGCCTTCTCTTCGGCCTTCGCCAGCCGCTCGGCAGCGTTCGTGGCACGCTTCGCCTGACGCTCGGACCGAGCCGTCGCCTTCGCGATCGCATCCGCGTCCGGCACGAGCAGGGAGGCACTCGAGACTTCCAGCGTGTCCGGGATCGGGTTCGTGCCGAAGAGAGCCTTTCCGACGTAGATCGAGCCGCGAAGGCCGGTGACGCCGAAAGCGATGAGACCGTTCTTGTGGGTGGAGACCTTCGTGAATGTCATGATGCCGTTTCCTTCGTTGCTGTTGTTGGTGGTCGGGACGACGACGTCAGCGGGAGCCGACATCGGGATCGCGTCAGGCTGCACAGCAGCCTTCTTGCTCGCCTTGCTGGTGGACTTGGTGGACGTGTTCTTGGTGGTCGCCTTCGTGCCTGGAGTCGTCATGGTCGTATTCCTCTTGCCGTTGTTGAAAGCCAGATTGACGGTGATGCCCGAACCGAAATCATCGATGGTCACGAAACGCTGCTCACCGAGCAGATCCGTGTGCAGCCACGTATCGCCCTTCTGAAAGCTCCGCTCCGCTTCCGCTGCCGACTTGAACGTCTTGCCGAGAGCAGGCGAGAGGATCTCGAAGTCCGTGACGATCTTGTTGCTGACCATTGGTCTAGTCTCCCTAATGGTTCCGCGTTTTGCCGTGGCATCCGATGAATCGGTTGCCGTTGTCGAAATGCACCTTGATCGGCTTCCCGCAAGAGAGGCAGCGTCCGATCCGGCCACCAGTCCGGTGAGGCTTCCGACATGCCCGAAGCAGCATCATCAGCGTTCTCACAACATCCATCCTGTCCGATGCAAAAACCAAACGCAACACTTTTCTTTCGGACGTTTTTTTCTTGCGTTTACCAGAAGAAAGGTGCTAGGAGAGCCATCCACAGGCCGAACATTAGGAAAAGGAATGCCAGCCAGCCGAGGATCCGGAAAACGGATCGGACGCTCGGAGGCACATGCGGCACTCGGATGCGGAGCACGGCTCGAGACCATACGTCATCTCGTGGATCGCTCTCCGCTCGATGTCCATGCGTGAAGGGCTGTGAAACGCGATCGTGTGCACGTGAGCGAATGTCCATTTCATTCCTTTCGGTGCTGGTATCGTCAGCAAGTATCCGTTTCCGACATCAATCCATCGAGGCTTTGCGCCGAAGGTATCGGCGACGCTCTGGACGGTCATCGCTTCTCCGATGCTCGATCTCGTGCCTGTTGGCGCATGATCGACTGGCACGTTTCGCACAGCCATCGATCCTCGATGAAGTTCGCCTTGATCCGAGACGTGTCCGCTTCACAGCGGGAGCAGGGGACTCCTTTCACTTCTTTCTCTTCATACGTGATCTCGAGCGGCAGATCCTTTCCGATCTCGAGCGTCATGCCGGACCAGTCTGCACCAGAAGGAACGGTGATCCAGACCTTCGCTGTTGCAGGCAGTCCGAGAGCCTTCGTGATGTCGAAGCCTGTCAGCGTGATCTCGTGTCTTGTGACCTTCGTTGTCGTGGATGTCTTGTTCATCACTCTTCTCCAAGCGTCGCCAATCCTCTGGCCAGGATGTTTCCGTGATCATCCATCTTGCACAGCCTCATGAGACCGTAGCGTTCTGGCTGTCCCTCGAATTCCTGCTCGGTGTAAATGGATGCCCATCGAGGACCGAAGAATTCGTGCATCAGCCTTCGAGCCGTTTGTCCGTCAGCTTCAAATTCGATGTAGTGGTTTGCGAGTGCTCCGCCGTATTGTCCTGCTCCGAACGTGACAAACATTTTCATCGCACATTCCCTCTCGGACCTTGCACCGATTGATCGCTGGTGCTGCCATCTGGAAAGATGATCGTAACGTGCCGATTCATCTTCTTTGCGTATCGGACTGTCGTCCACGTGCCTGAGCGGATCTGCTCCAGAAACGTCTTCGGTGTAGCGATCAGAACATCACAGGCACGTGCGATGTCCATGTTTCGATCCAGATACGGCTTCGCATCCCAGACGATGTCTCCTGGCACGGCTCCGAGGATCGCGATCGCCTTGTCGTCGTCCGGAGGATGCAAGGTGCAGGGAATTCCGATCTCGTGTGCCACGTCGTGAGCTTGAGCGTCCGCTCCGATACAGCAACCGTGGTGCAGCCTTGCAGGGTAGTAAGAACGGAGCAGGACAGCGAGTGTCGCTCGCTGCCGCTCCGTCATGCCTTGTGAGGTGCCGGTGAAGCCGATGATCTTCACAGCACCACTCGCTCGACGCCGATGTCGTTCATCACGTTCCAGCGTTTGCCGTTCTGATCGACATAGATGCAATACTCGATCGTGTCTCCGTCCTCGCTGTCCCACTGGACGACGGCCAGCGTATAGTGCGATTGGCCGAAGGAGAAGACCTTCGGAAAATCCTTGAGTCCTGCCTTGCTGGCGTCGAACGTGTTGGTGCTGATTGGCTGGCGCATGATGCTGTCCCTTCTTGTCTTGGTGCCTTGCCAGCCGCTACAGGGTAACGGCTGGCGCAAACGCGGCGACACTATACCATGGAGGCTTCCGTCTCCGTGCAGTAGATCTCTTCCGCTTCCGACGACGTCAGATCGCCCATCTCGACGGCCAGCGAGAGGATCTCGGCGAGCCGTGCAGCGTTCTGGCGCACGATCTCAGCGGTCAGTTCCTGTGCCTCGAAGATCCGAGCAGCGTTCACGTTTGACTTGATCGTCATGATGTCCTCTCAGCGAACGTAGACAGGTTTATCGGCACGTCCGGCCATCTGGTTCTGCGACGCACCAGCGTGGCCGAAGCCTTCACCGAACACGACTACGTATCCAGCCTGACGGCTCGGACGCACGTAGGAAACGGACAGCATGGACTTCCCGGTGAAGTCCACGATGATCTGTCCGGGACGGACGTTCTTGAGCGAAACAAGATGAGCGTTCAGCATGGCAGGCTCCGTTAGCAAAGCTCGATATCGTCGTGGGTGAAGAACACTCGGCGATTCTCGTGCAGGACGACGAAGCCGAGGTGAGGCATCAGGCGATCGGCGCAGCAACGCGGGAGATCGGCCACGGTCAGCAGGATGGAGCCAACCGAGGGACGGTGCACCGAAACCGTCCGCTTGGGATCGGTCAGGAGGTAGTCGGCCACGATCGCGAAGACGTTGTCGAAGTTGCTGTTGGACATGGCAGGTATCCTTTACAGAGCCAGAAGGGCGATCAGCGTCGCGATCGACACGATCCAGGTTACGGTCACAGCGAAGGCCAGCTGATTGATCATCTGGACTTCAGCGGCAGCAGCCTTGCGAGTCGTCTTCGTCTTCATACAGAGATAATGCCTGAGGGAAAATCGAGAAGCAACAACTATTTTTCGATCGGCGATCCGGAGAGGTAAAACCACTCCGGATCGCTGCTGGCGTCGATCAGCCGACGACGCAGATACCCTTGTGAACCAGACCAACAAGCTCGGCGATCTCGTGCTGGCGAGCGTAGACGACAGGCGAGAAACGGCCATCGGCCTGGACGATGATCATGTGATTCACGGTCTCACGCGTCCGGCCGATCAGCGGCAGAACCTTGTCCAGAGCCTTGATCGCGTTGTCGGCGGTAGCGTAGGACTTGGCGTCAGCAAACATTCTCATGATTTTCTCCTGTATCTACTGGTGGATTCAGCGGACGATCACGGCGATGCAGAGACCGTCTGCACGGTAGACATAGCCTTCTTCGTCGATCGTGAAACGCTCCGTCTTGCTGAACGAAGCCATCGAGAACGTCGGCTCGAAGTTGAGGATCTGGCCGTGAATCCGAACGGCAGCAGCGATTTCAACGATCGTGAACGTCTTCATACAGAGATAATGCCTGAGGGAAAATCGAGAAGCAAGGGTAAAAACGACGATCGACGAAAATATATTTTGAGCCGCTCTGGTATGCTGGCCGGAGGTGCCAGCCTGCTACCAGGACGAGATGTCGGAATTACGACTGATGAAGTGTCGGCTGGACGACTGAGCAGATAACGGTTTCGTGAGGTGTCGGTTTTACGACTGAGCAAGTGTCGGAAAGACGACTGACAACTTTCGCTTTACGTAAGCGGATGGCCGGTGTCGGAAAGACGACTGAGTAAGTGTCGGCCTGACGACTGGCAACTTTCGCTTTACGTAAGTGAGGTGTCGGCGGGACGACTGATGAAGTGTCGGAAAGACGACTGCAAACTTTCGTAAAGCGTAAGCGATGGGTGGGTGTCGGAAAGACGACTGAGTAAGTGTCGGCGGGACGACTGACCTCGATTACGAAATTACTGACTAGGTTTCCCGAGCCGCTGGTGGGTGTCGGCGGGACGACTGAGTAAGTGTCGGAATCACGACTGAGCAGATAACGAAACCGTGATCCTCGAGGATGGGTGTCGGCTGGACGACTGAGCACGTGTCGGGAATACGACTGATGTAGTGTCGGAAAGACGACTGAGAAGGTGCCTAGTGGTCCCTGGCTGGCCTGACCCTATATCTAGTGGTTGTATTGCCTGCAAGGATCTACTAGGCTGCTCGTCCCGGACTTGGTAGGGACGGCCATCCCTCGCTAAAGTGTCGTAAAGATTCGACTTCCGGCTCCAGACGGGAGTCAGATGCCGAGCGACAGCCAGGATCGGGACTATCTGGAGGCTTCGTGAACGGAGCGTTTTACTCGTGGCTGGTCGCAAATCATCCTGTATTTGCCAGCCGTTTTCCTGCCTTGCGTCTTCCGACGGCCAGCAGCCGACTATATGTCCTGCTCCGAGCCGCTCGGAACGATCTAAAAATCAGATCAGAAATCCGGATCCATCATCGTCTGTGGAGGCACAGATCGATGACGGAGGACTCATGCCCGAAACAGATGGGAACAGGCTGTGAGTAAGGTGAAGCCTGTGCCGGAGTGGCTGCAAAAGTATGTGGATCGTGGCTTCCGCCTTGTGTTCTACCCAACAAAGCGGAAAGGTCCAGTGACAAAGGGATGGGAAGCCAAGACGTTCACAGCAGCCGACTATAAAGAAGGCGACAACGTCGGCGTGATGTGCGGTCACGAGATCCAGCCTGGAAAGTTCTTAGTCGATATCGACTTTGATTGGGCTGAGGGAGTGCCGCTCGCGAAGCGTCTCCTGCCTCCAACCGAATTCGGTTTCGGCCGTGATAGTCGCAAGCTCTCGCATGCCTTCTATACGGCTGGCTCTCCGCTGGTCACTCGAGTGTTCGACGACGTTGATGGCAAGCGTATCGTCGAAATGCGAGCCTTGTCCAGCGATGGGACGCTGGGTCATCAGACGATGATCCCGCCTTCGGTGCATCCGAGTGAGGAGATCGTGACGCTCCGCATGGATGGAGCCATCGGCCACGACGACAACGTCGAGAGACGCGTCGTCATGTATGCCATCGGATGCTTGCTGTTCCAGCATCTCGGCCAGCGTGGATTGCTACACGACGTTCGCTTGGCTCTCGGAGGCTTCTTACTTAAGGTTGGTTTGACCGAGGAAGAGACCATCACGATCGGTGAAGCGATCGCTGAAATTACTGGCAACAACATCAACGACGTTGAGACGACAGTAAGGTCCACAGCCTCTCGCCTGAAGCAAGGCGAGCGAGTGGTCGGGAAGCAGGCACTCGAAAAGGCCATAGGGGACCAGGGAAAAAACGTCACAGCGAGAATCAAACAGTGGCTCGGGATCAAGGACTTTATCGTCAACGATAAGGGAGCCATCATCGCCAACAAAGAAGAGAACATCGTGCGTGGGCTGAATCAGCTTGGTGCCGAAGTTCTATTCGACGATTTCTCACAGCGGGCGAAGGTCAAATACAACGGCTTCAACGGCATGTTGATGGACGAGCAGCGAAACAGGATGCTGCTGGACCTTGACAAGCATTTCCACTTCTCGCCTTCGGCGGAGCGATTCGACATGGTCCTGATGGACATGGCGTATCACAACCGAAAGCATCCGGTGCGCGAATACCTCGAGAGCGTCGAGTGGGATGGGAAGCCGAGAGTAGATGAGTGGCTGATCAAATTCGGAGGTGCAGCCGACACCGAATATGTTCGAGCGGTCAGCGCCATCGTTCTTATTGCTGCTGTGAAACGTGTGAGATCTCCAGGCTGTAAGGTGGACGAGATGCTGGTGCTGGAGAGTCCACAGGGTCAAGGCAAGAGCAGTGCTCTCCGTGCCTTGTGCCCGAAAGAGGACTGGTTCTCAGACGATTTCCCGATGAACGTGGACTCGAAAGAAGTAATTGAGCGGACGGTTGGTAAGTGGATCATCGAGGCAGCGGAATTGTCAGGAGTAAGAAAGGCGATGTCCGAGCATTTGAAGTCTATGGTCTCGAGACAGACCGATGGTCCGGTGCGAATGGCCTATGCTCGATTGCCTATGGAGCAGCCACGACAGTTCATCATCATCGGCACAACAAACTCGACGGCATACCTGAAAGACGAAACAGGCAACCGACGTTTCTGGCCTGTCCGAGTCAAGGTCTTTGACGTTCCTGGCATCATCTCCGAACGTGATCAGATATGGGCTGAGGCTGCTGCTAGGGAAGCGAAGGGCGAGCGGAGCAGCCTGCATCCGAGCCTGTGGCCGATGGCTGGTCTCCAGCAGGAGCGGAGACGTATTGAGGATCCATGGGAAGTTCTGTTGGATTCCGAGTTTCCTCTGGACCAGAAGATCCGAATCACGCCAGAGAAAATCTGGGAGGCACTCGGCATCCAGCCTGAGAAGCGTGATGAACGCGGTCAGGAGCGGATCATCAAGATCATGCAGCGTCTTCAGTTCCGCCGTGTCACCGTGCGAAGCGATGATGGCAAGGCGACAAAGGGATGGGGACGAGATGTAATCGAGGGAAATCTTCAACTGGAGCTTGAGGACAAATGAACACCACCGATATGCTGGCAGATATCGCCAGGAAGATGAAAGAGCTTGAGCCTCCATGGGCCAAGTATCGGGGAGCACGTCTTACTGTGAGTCCGATGGTGGAAGAGGATGTGATTCTCATCATGAATCCGTATTCACTATTGGCTGGTGAACACGAGAGACCTCGAGTGCTGGTTTCTCAGAGGACTCTCGATAAAATAGACTTTCCACGGTCTCATCCTGAGATTGCCGCCATGCTTGTGTATTACCTGAAAGATGTGAAGCCAAATGAAGAAGCATCAGATAAAGACAGGCGATAAGCTGGTGACAACGCTCGAAGGTAAGGTCCGCAAGTGGAGACCTCGAGCGGATAAGAACCGTAGACCTATTGGATATGCACTTGGTCCAGTGGACGATCGTGGGATCGTGCCTGTGCACATCACGAGATCGCTGATCACGAACATTCAGGCAGACGAAGGACAGCCATGAACGGCATACCCTGTCCCCTGTGTGGAAAGCCAACAGACTGGGTCTCGACTTACAACGAATGGGAATACGCTTGTAAGTCTTGCGATGCTCGATTCAACGATAAGAAAGAGCAGATGCCTCCGTTTGCCACGATGACCCACATCAAGATGAAGGTGCAGCGATGAAGAAGAAACTCCTTATCACGCTGCTCATAGAGGACACATTAGATACTGGCGTCCTCACAAAAGATGAAATTGAGGACTCCGCTCGGAGATTCTTCATCCAGGCTCAGGAAGAAAATCCGTGGGGCGGACTCAACGGAGCACCGATCTACATCGAGGAGATCCGAGAGATCGAGGTCTGTGATGATGGATGGACTACGATCAAGCCTCTTACTGAGATCAAACTCATTTTCTGTGAGTGCGACAAGCACAAACACGGAAAGTATATGAACAACGATCCATCTTATACCTGCCTCGATTGTGGCCTGATGGTGCCAACGCTATGAGCCATCAAGGACTCTATATGGACGACGAACGTCTCGAGTGGCTGCTGGAAGGTCTCAATACGAAGACGATACCTTCGGTGCACGAACAGATGGAGATGATCCAGCGGCTGCATCCCGAGTGGCTGAAACCTGCTCCGATGGACTATGAAGAAGCTAAGGTTCATCGTGAATTGAGACGTGCAGCCACAACAATCCACGAGCAGCAGGAACTTGCAGCAGGCGAGAAATACGTGACGCGGATGGGTGAGAGCGGACGCTATCGCCAGGCTCTCGAGACGACCACGTTCAACGATCCGGAACCGACCTATGTCGCAGAAAAGCACTGGATTTTCAAGGCTTCGTATGGTCGTGATCCAGTGTGGCGAGACGTTACAAAGAAGTGCCGACAGGCCAGCAACGAATACGGAATCAACATACTGGTGAGCAATTCCATGTTTGGTGATCCGTGTCCAGGCTATGTGAAGAATCTTTGTCTTACTTACATCACGAAGAACAAACAGACGGTTCAGGTGATGGTCCGAGAAGGACAGAATCTCGTGGTCACGCTGAGGAACATCCATGGCTTACGTTAACTTCGGGCCAGGAGTCGTGCAGTTTCAGATCGGCGATCAGAAGTCTGATCTGGTGGAGTTTCGTCAAGTCGCACCAGACATGATTAGAACATGGGACGGAGAGTATCCTGATCCTATAGCAAAGCGTCTCGAGGTCTGGGTGAGCCTTGCTGCACCTTCTGAGCGGATGCTGGATCTGCTACAGGCAGCGTTCTATGAAGGCAAGGCTGTGCCTCTGTTGTTGTGGCTCGGCGAAGGTCAAGGCTTCGACTTTGATGGATACATCAAGACGTATGCTCCGCTGTGGGACTGCGATCGTGGATTCATACAGTGTGAATTGGAGATCGTAGGGACTGGCCGAGTGCGGATGATTCAGGAGCAGGAAGGGAAGGTGATCTCGTGAGACCAGAAGCCGAAGCCGTGATCGCTGCTGGCCTGGAGATGAACGAGGCTCTTGTTGCCATGCAGGAGACTCTGTGGAAACTCCATGAGATGCATAAGCTGAATCATCTTGTGTGGAGCAACGCAGAGTTGAGACGCGCATTGAAAAATCCAGATAAGAAGACGCGGATGATGGCCTATGAGGTGCTTCATCTTCGGAGGTCGAGATGAGTATTCAGGCACGAATTCATGCTCAGTTGCAGGACCACGAGCCTGGAGACGGATCATACAAGTGTGAGTGCGAGAGGTGCGATTTGTTTCGCACGATACTAGCACAGGAAGACAAGGCCGATCTCAGGCACGAGTTTGACAACTGGGACAAGTCTACCGAATTCACAAGAACGTGCAAGAATCCTGTAGATGCTGGAGACCAGATGGCTCTCCGAGATGCATACAAACTACTGTCTAAGGCACTCGCATGAACATCGAAATCCTGCACGTAAACGTCTACCGAGCCAGATACGGAGCGGACACCGTGCTGCTCGAGACGAACTTTGATGAGTGGATCCCTGCTGATGCAGGCGAGAAGGTATCGCTGCAACTTCGAGCACCGAGATTCAAGGGTCACGAGTGGGCAAAAGAGGTGCTCGGTGCTCCGGAAGCCATCATCACGGTTTACGATCACAACGTAAACGTGGTCGATCTAAGTAAGAACGACGTTTGATCGTCGATCTCGACTGTGTTGTAACCGTTGTAACCGGCCGACGGTTACAAAAATGTGCGAAAACACCTCTATTTTATTGACGTAACCTTTGTAACCGTTGTAACCGCGTTTCCTATAACTACCAGGCGAGAGTGCTTCACCCACCGAGTAATTCTTACGCATACTTAGATCCACTGCTAGCTAGAGAGACTCTGGTTACACAGGTTACAAAGGTTACAGCCTCGGTTTTGCAGGGAAAAAGTGGGTTACAAGTTAGGTTACGACAATGTTTTACAGGGAGAATTTGAGTAACCGTTCCGTGCTCCGACCAACATCGAATTAGAATCCTCGCTGTTGGCAGGCAGGACTTGTAACTATGCTGTTGCCTTGCCTGCTATGCCGTGGTATACAGCCTAAGGTCAAGTATGCCATCCGTCTTCGACGACATCGAGCTTCCTAATGGCGACGCTCGGCTTCTAACAAAGGCCGATATCAAGGCACGTTTGAACAAACTCGTGCCACGTGCCTTCAGGACACTCGAGAAGAATTTGTTCGCGGATGATGAGAAAGTCCAGGTGCAGGCTGCACTCGGGATCCTCGATCGCACAGGCTATGGTCCGAAATCGACTGTTAGCGTGGAAGACGAACGAGAGGATCTCACCAAGCTCACACCGGACGAACTTAGGCAGCGTGCTCTGAACATCGCTGCTCAGATCGCCGAGAACAATCCTCCCTCGGAAGGTCCATTCGAGGAAGAGGACAAGACGATTCACTAGGTTCTTATCAGGTATCGAGGTCTAGACTCTGCGTTACTGCGTGGAGGCTGGCTGGTTCGAGTCCAGCACTAGATGCTCCGGAACAGTAAGTCCGGGGATCACATCTAATGACAGCGGCGTCAGCACCTCGGTATCTGGTAAGAACTTAGATTTAACAAAGAAAGTAAGAGGCTCGATTAGATGCATACTTGGGACACAGCGTCACATTCGCAGATCCGGTAGCAGAGATCCGCTCAATTGAAGCGGAACTTCTCCGTCGTCTGCATCGCGAACAGCCTCATCGCTGGGTCGCGGATCGTCTGGGTGAGACCATTTGGTCCGGCCAGCGAAAGGTGCTGTCGTCTCTTGCTTTGCATCGTCGCACAGCCGTCAAATCCTGCCACGAGATCGGCAAGAGTTTCATTGCCGCTCGAGCCATCGGCTGGTGGGTGGATACGCTCCCTCTCGGATCCTCATTCGTTGTCACGTCCGCTCCGACGGCTCCTCAAGTCGAAGCGATCCTCTGGCGTGAGTTTGGCCGTGTCCATTCCAAAGGCAATCTGGCTGGTCGTCTGAATCAGACAGAATGGTGGTTCTCTCCTGCGACTGGCAAGGACGAACTTATCGCCTTCGGCCGGAAGCCTGCTGATACAGATCCCACAGCCTTTCAAGGCATCCATGCACCTTACGTCCTCTTCCTCCTGGACGAAGCGTGTGGCATCACTGGACCCTTGTGGGAAGCGGCAGACTCTCTCATCGCGAACGACAATTCCAAAGCACTCGTGATCGGCAATCCCGATGATCCGCAGACTCGGTTCGCCGAAGTGTGCAGACCGGGATCAGGCTGGAACGTCGTGGAGATCGGAGCGTTTGATACTCCGAACTTCACAGGTGAGAAACTTCCTCAGGACGTGCTCGATCAGTTGATCGGTAAGACATACGTTGAGGAGAAGCGGAAGCAATGGGCACCTCATTGGTTCTGGATCAACAGAGCAGGTGAACGCTGTGATGTAGAGAACGGTGTCCGTTGCGTATGTCCAGAGGACGAAGATCCGCAGGACACCGATCCTTACTGGCAGAGTAAGATCCTCGGTAAGTTCCCCAAGACGAGCGGCATCAACGCTCTAATTCCAGAAAATTGGATCATCGCTGCACAGCATCGGGATCTAATTCCCGATACGCGTGAGAACGAACTTGGCCTGGACGTCGGAGGTGGAGGAGACTCTACCTGTGGCGCACATCGCCGTGGCGATGTCGTGCGGATCAAATGGGAAGATCACAATCCGGACACGATGGAAACCTGTGGCAACGCGATTGACCAGCGTCGCAAGCTCGGTGCCTCGCTTGTCAAGGTGGATGCCATCGGCATCGGACGTGGCGTCGCTGATCGCGCAAAGGAATTGAACGAGCCTTTCATCGCTGTGGATGTTGGCAAGGCTGTAGAAGGCACGGATATTGAGGGACGTCCACTCTCGGACTTCTTCATCAACAAGCGTGCTTACTTCTATTGGAACCTTCGCACACGCTTTGAAGAAGGCCGAATTGATCTTGATCCGTATGATCAGGATCTTGCGAAGGAGCTTGCAGGACTTCGTTACAAGCGAACGTCCTCCGGTAAGATCCAGATCGAGTCCAAGGACGAGATGAAGAAACGCAAGATGCCTTCGCCCAACAGAGCCGAAGCCATCATGCTGTCTTTTGCTAAGGACGAAGAGTCCGATAACTCGGTGGTCTGGTAATGAACAATCCATTTCTCCGACTATTGGAATCGGCCTTGCTTTCTCGTGCGGAACTTGCCTCGAGAGCAGGCATCACGTTCGGTGGTAAGCGAGACACGTTCGAGGTGCTCGGCTTCACCAAGAACTTGACGCTAGACGATTATCGGCAGCGTTATGAGCGTAATTCGGTTGCTGGCCGTATCGTGGATGCCTTTCCTAGTGCCACGTTCCGAGGCACTGGTGGAGAGATCATCGAGAACGAAGACGTCGAAGTTGTGACGGCATTTGAGCAGGCATGGATGGACCTTGCGACACGGCTCGGTGTCTGGTCCGTGTTCAAACGTGCGGACATCCTTGCTGGTCTCGGTCGTTACGCTGTCATCCTGATCGGTGCTCCTGGCCTGTTGGATCAGCCACTCGCGAACCTGACCGCTGAGAACATCTTCTTCTTGCAGGCTTACGGAGAAGCTGATGCAGAGATCAAATCGTGGGAGAACGATGCAACGTCTCCACGCTTCGGGAAGCCGACGCTTTACTCCCTCAAGCGTTTGACAGCGGACACGTCTCGGATCGCGAAGGACGTGCACTGGACTCGCATCATCCACATTGCCGATGGCCTGTTGGATGATCACGTCTATGGACAGCCACGATTGAAGCGTGTCTGGAACGATCTGGACAACTTGGATAAGTTGACCGGAGGAGGCAGCGAAGCCTTCTGGCTCCGTGCACATCAAGGCTATCAGTTCGACGTGGACAAGGACTTGAAGCCGGATCCCAAAGAGAAAGAAGACATGCGGGATCAGGTGGATGAATTCATCCATGGCATGCGTCGTGCTGTCCGGACTCGTGGCGTCACGATCGAGACGCTTGGATCTGATGTCGCGGATTTCAGCACGAACGCAGACACGGTTCTGTCGTTGCTCTCGGCTGGCACAGGAATTCCCAAGCGGATCCTGATGGGATCGGAACGTGGCGAGCTTGCATCCACCCAGGATCGGGAGAATTGGACGGAGCGAGTGCAGGACAGGCGAGACGACTACGCTGGACCAATCGTCGTGCGTCAGTTCGTGGATCGTCTAATCGAGTTTGGTGCTCTGCCGAAGCCTGTCGAGTATGAAGTCCTCTGGCCCGCTGTGAACGATCTTACTGACGAACAGAAACTGGATGTCGCGGTCAAATACGCAACGGTCAATCAGGCAGCAGGTGAGACCGTCGTCACGGCAAATGAAATCCGGGACAAGGCTTTGGGCATGGAGCCGCTCGATCCTGAGGATCTCGAGGACGACGTTGAAGACGTTGAAGTGGACGACGAGGATGAGGACGAGGATCTAGACGAGGACGAAAACGAGCAGGGACTTCAGGCAGCGAGCCGTAACACAAAGATGGCCGTGCTCCGTCGGCGCAAGGCTCACGCGATCGCCTTCTATGTTCGGAAGAAGGCAGCGTGAACGCTCTGCTTCGTGCAGCCGATAGATACGAAGGTCGGCTCAAAACAGTTATCAATCGCTCGGTGTTAGAAGGTCGCAAGAAGATCTCCGTCTCTCGGTTGGCTCGTGCTTTGAAGCGTCGGGATCGTGCTGGCGCAGAACGTGAAACGCTGATGGCAGTAAACGCTATGACTAAGTCGCTCGAGACCGGCCTTCCGCCGGTGCTCATGTCGCTTGTCGTGGCTGGTGCAGGCATCGCGACGTCTACGCTCTCACGTGATGTGAACAATCTGAAGGCTGCACGACGCACGAGCGTCAAACTGAACTTCCGATTTGATCGCACCAATCCTCAGGCTGTTGCTTGGGTGGAGAAGCACGGCGCGGAACTTGTTACTGAGATCACGGATGAAACTCGGCGTGCTCTGCGTCGCATCATGACCAGAGCCTTTGTCGATGGCATCCCTCCGGTGCAGGCAGCGAAGCAAATTAGGAAGACTGTCGGTTTGACGTCAGCGGGAGAAGAGGCAGTCAATAACCTGAGGACTAAGATCCTCGAGAATCCCGGTGCACGAATCTATGCAGGCAAGGTGCCGATCCGTGTTCCGGAAAAGGGAATGAGTAAGAGCCGCTTGAGAGAAGTTCTCGCGTCTTACTCCGATCGTTTGGTGCGGCAGCGTTCGCTTCTTATCGCTCGCACCGAGACGATCAAGGCCAGCAACGAAGGTCAGAATCAACTGTGGAAACAGGCATCGCAGCAGGGTCTGCTTCCTCGGAATGCGAAGCGTGTGTGGCTGGCTGCTGGTGATGAACGCACGTGTCCGATTTGCAGCGAGCTTGACGGTAAGACGGCTCCGCTGAATGGGTCATTTGAAGGCAAGTTTGATGGACCTCCGGCTCATCCCGCTTGCCGATGCACGACAGGACTGGCCTAATGTTGTATTCACTTTTCGTCGCGGCGATCTTGATCATCGTTGTGTTGGTGCTAGTGAAGAATCTCCTGCCTGAGCACTTCAGGCTGGCGTCCATCATCTGTTTCCTGCTGCTCCTGATCTGGATCGTGCGGCTGGTGCTGCTATGAAAACGCTGCACACATTCGTGCTCGCTGCCAAGTCAAACGGGCAACTTCGTGTCGCGACCTTCCAGGATCGCGAACATATCGTGGTGCCTGTTGTCATGATGGTGGAGGGAGTGGTTCACGCTGTGAATTCTCCACATCCTGACTTGGTGCTGCGTGAGGAATTCAGTAAGAACTTCAAAGGCTGGAATGGACGTCCTGTTGTGGGCGGACATCCTTACCTGCATGGAGAGCCGATCTCGGCCAACGATCCCACGACGCTGGAGGCTAACGCTTTCGGCTCGGTGTTCAACACCGATGTCAAGGGTGATCGTCTCGTGGCGGAATTGTGGATTGATCCAGTAAGAGCGGCGAAGCCTGGATCAATTGGCGAACGCGCACTCGAGCGGATCAAATCGGGAGACGAAATCCTCGAGGTTTCCGTGGGTGTTTTCGCATCCACCGAAAAGAAGCCGGGAGTCTTCAAAGGTAAGAACTATGAAGGCATCTGGCGCGACTACGTTCCTGATCACCTTGCTGTCCTGGCCGAAGGTGATATTGGTGCTTGCAGTGTCGAAATGGGATGTGGTGCGATGAGAGCCGCAACCGTGCATCTCGTAACTGCTGGAGGGATTCAGGCTCTGCATCAGGAGGTCGAAGTGTCCAATACAAGTAAGTCGCAGAGCATCAAGGAACGGTTCAAATCGTTTCTTGCGTCTCTTACGGCAGAACTCAACACTGCTGCCGATGTCGGCGACAGCGATGTGAGGTCTGCGCTGAATCGCAAGCTCCGTGAAGTGGAGCCTGGATTCCTCGGTGTCGAAGAGGTCTTTTCGGCCACGAACAAAGTCGTCTATGCCACGATGCCATCGGATAAGTTCACGCTTGTCCGTCGGTCTTTCACCGTGGATGGAGCGGACGTGTCCATCGGAGACGATCCCGAAGAAGTGCAGTTCGTGCAGTCTTTCGAGCCTATTGCAGCAACGGAGCATGCAACCGTGAAGGCCGCTTGTGGATGTAGCGGTCACGTCGATTCAAACAACGCTGTATCCACAGCATCAGGAGAAGCACTCATGACCAAGTCCGATCGCATCAACGCTCTCATCGCTTCCAAGAAGCTCGGTCCGGCTCTGACGGCAACCGTTCTGGAAGCCTTCACGGATGAACAGCTGACGGCTGTGGAGAAGGCTGCTGCCGACGCTCCGGAGCCTGCTGCTGTCGTCCCTGCTGCACAGCCTGTCGCCGCTGCTGCCGCTCCTGCGATCGTTGCTGCTGCCTCGGAGCAGACGACGGAGCAGTTCATCAACGCGGCTCCTGCCGAAGTCCAGGAAGGTCTGCGTGAGGCTGTCCGCGTCACGAAGGAACGTCGCACGATGCTGGTCTCGCGTCTCAAGGCGAGCGGTCGCAGTGACTATACGGATGCCGAGCTCAACGCTCTGACGATCCACGGTCTCGAGCGTCTCGCGAAGTTGGCCGGTGTCCAGATGATCGCTGCCTCGGATGTCCCGGTGGACTTCAGTGCTCTCGGGATGCCGCGTCAGGAGAACAGCAACACGATTGACGCTGCTCCGAGTTTGACCGAGCGTCTCGTGGCGAACGCGAAGAAGTAAGACGGCTGAAACCTAGCAGCCTACTAACAAGGAGAACATCATGAATCAGCGAGTCATCAAGCTGCTCGGCGAGCCGACCCAGAACGAGGATCATGCCGCATCAGAGGCAATCACTCCCGGTCATCTCATCGAGCGTCTGTCCACCAACGAAGTGCGCAAGCATGCGACTGCCGCCGGAAACACGGCTCGCATGTTCGCACTCGAACGCGAAGAGATGGGACAGGGAGTCGAGGTCGATTACGCGATCGGCGACAAGGTCAAGGCAGGGACGTTCCCTCCTGGCACTCGCGTTGCTGCCTATCTCGCGTCCGGTCAGAACGTCAACATCGGTGACAAGCTCGAATCGGCTGGCAACGGCACGCTTCGGATCCTTGCAGCCGGTGTGGCTCTGGCCACGTCGTGCGAAGACACTGGTGCTCTGACGGTTGCCACTCGTGTGGCCGTGGAGATTCTGTAATAGCGATCTGCATTTGATCGCACAACGTCAAGGAGATCACTATGAATCAGAGTTCCCATGCCACGATCGATTCGCCACGTGGCTTCATGTCAGGCAGCACTGGCCTGTGGGCTGGACAGCAGTTCATCAAGGCAGCGATGGCAGGCAAGGGTCTGTCGCCATCCGCTCTTCGCGTCGCCGAAGTTTTGACGCGTGATGAGTGGAAGGTGCTGGACACCGAGATCATCGCCGAAGCGGAGATTCGTCTCCGTGCAGTCGCTGATCTTATCGCTGCTGGTCTGGTCAAGCGAATCCCGAACGGTCTTGCGAAGACCGTGCTGGAATACCAGACGATCGGCGACATGGATCCGGCCATCGTCTCGCTGGACGGTGTGACGCGGAGCATGAACGATCGCGTCGAGTTTGGTTCGGCTGGCATTCCGCTGCCCATCACGCACAAGGACTTCTATCTGAACCTTCGTGCGTTGCTGGCGTCGCGATCGTCAGGTGAAGCACTCGACACGACGCACGTTCGTGTTGCGTCGCGCAAGGTCGCCGAGACGACGGAGTCCATGCTGTTCAACGGTGGACCGACGTTCGGTGGTCTGCCGATCTACGGTCTGACCACGCATCCGAATCGCATGTCCTCCGGCTTCGCTGGTGGCGTGTCGTGGGATGATCCGGCGAAGACTGGTGCGTCCATCGTCACGGATGTCGGCACGATGCTGTCGGCCTTCGAATCGCAGTCCATGTTCGGTCCATACATGATCTATGTCGGATCGGGCGGATCGCTCAAGCTGCAGGAGGACTACAAGACGGAGAGTGATGTCACGATCCGTGAACGTGTCCTTCAGTTCGACAACATCCAGGGGATCCGCGTTGTCGATCAGTTGGCTGCTGGCGAAGTCGTGATGGTCCAGATGACTCCCGACGTCGTTCAGATGGTCGAAGGCGAGCCGCTTCAGACCGTGCAGTGGGACGTGCATGGTGGTTTCCAGATCAACTTCAAGGTCATGACGATCCTCGTTCCGCTCGTGCGTGCGGACGCTGGTGGTCTGGTCGGCGTCTATCACATGGCGTAATGTGGAGGGAGCGATCTAAGTAAGAAGGTAAGATCGCTCCCATCACAGAAAAGGAGATCAAACATGTCTGGAATCGTCAAGGGACGCGTCAAGAAGGGAGCCAACTTCCGTGTCGCAGGACAGAAGGTGGCAGAAGGCACGATCGTGGACTTGACTCCGCGACAGGTGAAGGCTTTCAAGAATCAGTTCGAGCTTGTCGGCTCCGTCGAGGATGCTCACATGCAGCAGACTTCTGGTCAGCCGAGTGCTGCTCAGACGCTCGCTCCCGCGAAGCCTGCCGCGAAGGCAGAGAAGTAAGAAGGAGCAGACGACATGGCTCTCAACGCAACACCGGGATCACCAACAGCGGACAGTTACGCGACTGTCGCCGAAGGTGACGCTTATCACGACACGTCTTTGTTTGCCACAGGCTGGACTGGTGCTGTCCTGGCTGACAAAGAACGTGCCTTGAAGATGGCCACTCGTCTGCTCGATTCATATTACACGTGGCTCGGTCAGAGAACCTTCTCTGATCAGGCTCTTGGCTTTCCGCGCACTGGCCTGTTTCGTGATACGACGATTGTCGTGGACTCGGCGACGATTCCGCCTGAGATCCGAAACGCCACAGCGGAATTCGGGAAGTTTCTACTGGCAAATGACCCTAATCAGCAGAATGAAGCGGCTGCACAGGGGATCACCAAGATCAAAGTCAGCACAATTGAACTGACGTTCAAGGATGTAATCGAGTCTAAGTCCATCCCGGATTTCATCGACCTCATGATTCCTGAAGAGTGGTATGTCGGTGGAGTCGTTGAAGACGACCTCAAATCCTCCATCTTTGAGATCGTATGAGCCTCAATTCCATCATCCGTGCCGGTGTGGCTGTTGCTAACAGCGTCACAGCGGACTTACAGGGGACAGTGACTCACGCTGCCTGGATTCGCCAGGACGAAATGGGTGCTGCTGTCTACGGCAGACGTGTTGAAGGACTCGACATCTACGGCGAAGCGGATGCCATCGGTGTCGCGACGCCACGTCAGGCTGTGATCGAATTGAAACAGCGTGCTCGAGAGGTGCAGGGAAGACACATTCTAACTTTCGCCCATTTGACCTTCGTTGGTCCGATCCCTGTCAACGGTATGACAGACGCACGTAAGGAAGCGGTCGATCCTCGTGACGTGTTTGTTCTGCCTGATGGTAAGACCGGACCAGTGGTGGACGTCGAAGGTGTTGTGGATGCTGAGACTGGTTTGATGTATGCCGTGGAAGTGTGGCTCGGTGACATCAGCCGTGTCGGAGGAGCACAGTGACCTCTGATCTGACAATCCTGTGTGTGAGCAAGGGCGAGCCTTACACGAAGGAATTCTTCCGGCATTTCATGCTTGTCGCCGATGAGATCGGCGCTGAAGTTGTCCTTGCTCTCGACCATCCATCCGAGAGTGGCTCGGTTAGTGAGATGTGGACAGCTAAGAATGTGCGTTGGATTCGAGTCAAGTCAAGCGGATTCATCGAGTCAGTTCTGGACGAAGCCATCAGCAAGTGCCGCACGAAGTTCGTGCTTAGGCTGGACGACGATGAGAAGTGCTCACCTGCTCTCGTTCGCTGGCTCAAAGAAGGCAAGTATCTAGCAGCGTCGCACTGGAAGTTCCCACGTGTCCATCTCTGGAAGGATCAGCACACGTTCATCAACGCTGTGCCGCTCTGGCCTGATCACCAGACACGTCTGTCGCTCAAGGAATTGAGCGGAGGACGCACGACAGTGCATGCAGGCAGTCCCTTCGGTGGAGGGACGTTGTGTCCTCATCCAATTGAGCATCACAAGTTCTTGGTGAAGGATCACGCCGAACGTCTCGCGATTGCCACTCGATATGAAGCCGTCCAGGCCGGTGCAGGCAGTCAGGGAATGTTGGCGTTCAACGATCCAGAGGCTTACTACAGCATGTCTCTGCCGCTCTCACCTTACGGAGAGACGGACGTTGTCAACAATGCGCTGACGGTTGCAGGCACGATCGGCATGCACCAGCATGACGAAGAGATTCGGCCGTTTGCGGAGTGGCTCGCCACGAGACAGCCGCACCACGTCATTGAGATCGGCACGCTGAAAGGTGGAACGGCTGCTCTCTGGCATGAGCTCTGCACAGGCACGGTTGTGAGTGTGGACCTTCCGAGCGGACGCTTCGGTGGAGCGGATCACGGATACAACGAAGAGGCTGTGCTCAAGCGGAATCAGACGCTGCAGAACAAGTTTCACAGGCTGCACTGTCTGTCGGCCAACAGCCACAGCAAGGAAACTCCGGAGCTTGTGCATTACCTTCTGAAAGAGGAGCAGGCGGATTTTCTCTTCATTGACGGAGACCATACTTACGAAGGAGTCAAGGCGGACTTCGAGATGTATGCTCCGCTCGTGCGTCCCGGAGGTATCATCGCATTGCATGACGTGTTGGACACGCCAGTGCATCGCAGTGCAGGCTGTTACGTGAACAAGTTCTGGAATGAGTTGCCTCCGCACAAGGCTCTCTTTTCGTGCAATGGTCCATGGGGCGGAATCGGAGTGACGTTCCGATGATCACTCTGCCGCATCTCGAGACTAACGTGACCGTGGCCTGTCAGCTTCGGTGCGTGAGTTGCAATCACTTCGTTGCTCTCCAGGCTAACGAAGCTCGGAAACGCTTGGCTGATCCGGTGCAAGTCTATGATGATCTTGCTACGTTATCCAAGTTCGTTCATACAGATGCTTGGGGTGCTTTGGGTGGCGAGCCTCTGCTTCACCCTAATCTCGTGGATGTTCTAACGGCTGCACAAAAGAGCCGTATTGCAGACGTCATCGAGGTCTGGACCAATGGCATCGCTGTCCGTAAGATGGGTCCAGCGTTCTGGGATTCATTTGATCGTCTGGTGCTGTCCGTCTATCCAGGCACGTTAGACGATGCAGAGATCGATTGGATCAAGGCAGCGTGCGTAGAGGCACAGGTGGAGTGTAGTGTCAAAGATGAACGAGTCGTCCCGAATTTTGAACGTCTACTGGAGCCATCACGATCTGCGCCTGCTGAGACACTTGCAAAGTATCGAGCGTGCTTCTTTAAGGACTACTCTCGCGTTGCAGATAACGGCTTTTTCTATCGTTGTTGCACTAGTCCTTTCATTCCTCGGTTACTTCTAGGACTGCCGGAAGGCACCGATGGAATTCGCATTTCGGATCTCACGGAATCGGCCTTGTTCATGTTCTTAGGTCAGCGTGAGGCACCAGCAAGTTGTCAGGTATGCTCCGGATTAGATCCGGCCATTCGTCGTCGCGTGGATTGGAAAGAAGAACGCAACCCTGAACGCTGGCTCGAGGCTTCTAAGAGCGAAAGAAAGATATGAACAATAGGTTCACCAGCTTTGTGTCCTTCTGGACAGTAGCTATCTTCATCGAGATTGTGATGTTCTTTCTTGACGTCTATGTCTGGTTTAGATGGCAGGGAGCACGTGGTCAGTTCTATTTCAAGCGATTCCTCAAGGTGAGAGCATGAAAGTCTTCGTAAAGCCTCAGGAGGGACTCTCGCGCGCGATGGATCGTGTGGCCAGAGGTCTGACCGAAGATCAGGCTGTGACCGTCGTGGACCACGAAGAAGATGCAGATTTCGTGCTCATTCACGCGATCGGATTTCCCGAGACCGTTGCAGCCGTCAATCGTTGCCATGCACGTGGACAGCTTGTCGGCATCGCTCAGTATTGCCTTCGCACCACGCAGAAGCCGAACACGAAGGATTGGCTTCCGGTGTGGCAGAAGGCTGGACTCGTGTGGTCGTATTACGACATTCCTGCACTCTGCGAAGAGGATGGAGTCAAGGCCGAAGGCTTCGTGTTCTACCACTCGCCGCTCGGTTGTGAGCCAGCGATCTTCTACCCAAGCAACAACGGCAAGACATACAAGATCGCAACATCTGGATATGTCGCTGCAACCGAATGTGTGATGGAGGCAAACATTGCCGTCACTAAACTTCGCAAGCGACAGTTTCATCTTGGTCCAGATAATCTCGGACTCACACGTGCAGCGGATTGTCGGCTCAACATTCCTGATGCTGAACTTGCCTCCCTTCTTGGCCAGTGTGAATTCGTGGCTGGTCTGAGACGTGTTGAAGGCTTTGAACTTCCTGCTGTGGAAGGTCTCTTCTGTGGAGCACGGCCGATCGTGTTTGATCGACCGCACTATCGGCACTGGTTTGGAGAGCTTGCGGAATACATTCCGGAACGTGAGCCTCATGCCGTCGTCGCTGATCTGATGGACGTCCTGTCGAAGCCTGCACGTCCGGTGACGGCTGCTGAGAGGCAGCAGGCGACCAGACTGTTTAGTTGGCCCGCTGTGGCTGCTGGCCTATGGTCGGCAGTGTCGGCCATGCCAAAGGCCGATCGCCTGTCCAGGCCAATCAAGGCCAGCCGACGGCCACGGCTGCTGTATGTAGGGGACGCTGCCGTTGCCAGTGGTTTCGCTCGAGCCGCTCATCGAGGCATTCTCGCGGACGTGCACAAGACGTTCGACGTCACGTGTCTCGGGATCAACTACATTGGCGATCCGCACACGTTTCCATATCGAATCTATCCGTGTCACGACTACTTCGGTGGCGATGCCTTCGGCACGTATCGCATGCCGAAGTTGGTGCAGAAGATTAAGCCGGAGCTTGCGATCATCCAGCAGGATCCGTGGAACTTTCCACCTTACTTTCACAGCATGGAGAAGTCCGAAGTCTCTGTGCCTGTGATTGGTGCTGTGGCTGTTGATGCTCTCAACTGTCGTGGCAAGTGTCTGAACAATCTCGTGACGGCTTCGTTCTGGACGGAGTTTGGCCGTGCAGAAGCGGAGAAAGGTGGATACGAAGGTCCATCGCAGGTGATTCCGCTCGGTGTGGATCTGGACATCTATCATCCGATGGATCGTCATGATGCTCGTGTGATGCTTGGCATCCCGAAGGACTACTGCGAAGTCTTCATTGTTGGTAACGTCAATCGGAACCAGCCACGCAAGCGTCTGGATTTGACGATCGCGAACTTCGCCGAGTGGGTCAAGGCATACGGCATCAAAGACGCTTACCTGTATCTGCACGTGGCTCCGACAGGTGATCGTGGATACGACGTCAAACAATTGATGGCGTATTACGGAGTGCTCGATCGTTTGATTCTTGCGGAGCCTGAATTGGGACAGGGTATGTCGGAGAAGATGCTGTCGGCGACGTATGCAGCCTTCGACGTCCAGGTTTCAACGACACAGGGAGAAGGTTGGGGACTCACGACGATGGAAGGCATGGCCTGTGGAGTGCCACAGATCGTGCCGAAATGGTCTGCTCTCGGTGAGTGGGCTGCACCAGCCGCTCGTCTCGTGCCTTGCATCCGCGAAAACATCGTGACGGACAGCAACATCAACACGATCGGCGGAGTGGCATCGTCCCTCGCCTTCGTGGAGGCACTGCACGAAACTTACAGCGATGAGAGCCTCCGCAACGACATGCGGACTCGAGGTCTCGAGCTTGTGGCACGATCGGAATATCGGTGGGAGAGCATCGCCGCTCGGTGGCTGTCCCTCGTGTCTGAGACGTATGAAAGTCTTCAGACGAAGGCTCTCAAGGTGGCTGTCTAATGGCGTTCTCAATTAAGTTTGACGACCGTCAAGGCATCCGGCGCAAGCTCCAGAAGATGATGCAGGACACGCCAAGAGAAGTGAGCAAGGCTGTCCGCATGGAGGCAGAGATCGAAGCCACGGAATCCAAGCGTCGGACTCCGGTGGATCTCGGCAATCTCAAGGCGAGCATCCACGTGGAAGGTCCAGAGATTTCAGGCAATCAGATCAGCGCGACGATCGCTGCTGGTGGTCCGGCGGCTCCATATGCTGTCTACGTTCATGAGGATCTCAGCGCATATCACAAAGTCGGACAGGCCAAGTTCATCGAGTCCACGTTGAAAGAATCCGCTCCGTTTCTGCCTGCACGTATCGCGAAACGGTTGCGTGATAGTTTGCTGTCGAGAGCAGGACGCTAATGTCTAGATGGCTGTCCATCATGCTGCTGCAAGAGCCGTTCGACATGGGATTAGATCCTCTCGGACGCGGTCGTTGCGGCTTCAATTTCATCGTGGAGAAGACTCCGTCTGATACGTTCATGGCGGAGACGTTCTCTATTCTTGTTGCTGCGAATGTGGGTGTCGTCGGGACCAACATTTTCGGCTCAACGGCTGTAGCGATCCCGGAAGGTGATGGACCTTACCTTCTAATGATCGAGACAGGAGGTCCGGGCGGAGTGCGGATCCATAACCAAATTCCTCCAGCGTATCAACGTCCGGGAGCACAGATCGTGGCGCGTGCTAAGAAGTATGCAAACGCACGAACGATGGCCGTCGCTGCCTATAACGCACTATCGACTGTGTGTAACAGGCCAGTGACCGTCTAACACCGACTCAAGGAGATCAACTATGCCAGAAGGTATTTCAGCACAGGGAACAGTCATCGCCGTCTCGCCTGATCCCGCATGGGTCGGAAGTGGTGTTACGGCTTTCGTGGACATCGCCGAACTTCGGGAGATCACTCCTCCGGCTCTGACGCGCAACGCGATCGAGACCACGACGCAGAACGAAGACGATGACGCGTATGTCGTCGGCATTCGGCGTCACGGTGACATGTCGTTCGATATGAACTTCGTGCCGAGCAACGGCACGCAGGATCATTTGACCGGCCTTCAGAAGAAGTGGTTCGACGGCAGTCGCAACATCTATCGCATCACGTATCCTCCGATCGCACCTCAGACGACTGGTGCTTCGTGGCTGTTCAGCGGATTCGTGTCTCAGTTCGCTCCCTCGGCTCCTCTGGATGATCGGCTGAGTGCAGCCGTGACCATCCGGCCGACGGGACGCCACGATTGGGTGGCTGGCGCGTAATGAGTAAGACCGGGACAGGCCAATTCTGGCCTGTCCCATTTCATAGCGGAGACGACAATGAAGTCCGATCAGACTCTGAGCGACGTGGCAGTGAGCACCGAAGAAGAGACCAATTACCTGTCGGCAGACGACATCTTCAATTCCGAAGACATCGACTACGTTGATGTTGTGATCCCGGAGTGGAAGCGTAACGGTAAGCCTGGAGTCCTTCGCTTGCGCGCGATGACGGCTGGCGAAGCGATCAAGTTCACCGAAGAACTCAAGGACAATAAGAAGGCTGATTCTTATGTCCGTATTGTTGCAGCCACAGCGATCGATCCGAAGACTGGCGAGCGGATCTTCAACGGTGATCTCGCTGTCAAGAAGTTGCTGGCCAAGAAGTCCGGGATCTTCATCCGGCTTCAGACCGCTGCCATGAAGCTCAATGAGCTCGGTGGCGACGTAAAAAACGTCTAGAGCGAGGCACCTCAAGGCGATTCGCGTATCGGCTGGCTGTTAAGTTGGGCCAGCCGAGCGTGAATAAGATGCTTCGCGAAATGACGTGGCGAGAGTTTGAAGAGTGGGTCGAGTTTTTCCGGCGCGAACCGTTTGATGAAACCAGACAAGACTATCGGATCGCGCAACTTGTTGCCACTCTGATCAATGTCAACAGGAGTAAGAAGCAGTCCCCTGTTACCGTTGACAAAGTAAGAATCCTCTTCGGCGACGAGGAGGAAGTGAAACCGAGACAGACCGTCAAAGAGCAGCAGCAGATCGGCCAGATGTATGCGAACTTCTTCAACGCATTAGAAGAAGAGAAGCAGGCAAAGAAGGAGCAAGCTCGTGACCGGCGTAAATCTCGGAACACTATTCGCTAAGCTGCTGCTGGAAGATGATTTTTCAGCAACGTTCAACAAGTATATCCAGCAGCAGGATGCAGCGGAGAAGAAGACACAGGCTGTCGCCAATGGCTTCAAAGTCGCGGGAGCGGCGATGGCAGCTTTTGGCGCAGCCTCGATCAATGCTGCAACCGATTTGAATAAGAGTATGGCAAACATTGCCACTCTTATTCCCAACAACCGAAAGCGGATTGACGAACTCAAAGAGTCTGTGCAGGGACTCTCTGTGGAACTTGGTAAGTCCACGGAGGATCTCTCGAGCGGTCTCTATGAATTGATCTCGTCCCTCGGAGATAGTGCCGACAACGTGAAGATCCTCGAGATCAACGCGAAGGCGGCTGCTGCTGGTCTTGCCACAACGCAAGACGCGATCAAATTCACTTCTGCCGTCACCAAGACGTATGGCGATACGTCTGCTGAAGCCTTCCAGAAGGTTTCGGATCTTGGTTTCCAGGCAGTAAATCTCGGTCAGACAACGTTCCCTGAATTGGCCGAGTCTATCGGCCGAGTGGCTCCGCTCGCGAAGGAAACTGGCGTCTCCATGGAGGAGATGTTCGCTGTTGTCGCGACAGCCACAGGAGTCACCGGGAACACGAACGAGGTCATGACGCAGATGGCTGCTGCCATCACGGCTCTGGTCTCGCCAACAAAAGATCTTCAGGAAACATATGACAAGCTCGGAGTGTCTGGTGGCGAAGCTCTAATCAAACAGAAGGGACTTGTCGGAGCTTTGCAGGCTGTTGCAAAGGGAGCACGTGAAGCCGATAAGCCTCTGATTGACTTGCTTGGTCGCAAAGAAGCCTGGATCATTGCATCCTCACTTGCTGGTGCACAGGCTGAAAGTTTTTCACAGAAACTCGAGTCCATGGGGAAGGTTGCTGGTGCAACCGATACAGCGTTCAAGGAACAGACTCAGGGAATTGCTGCTGCCGCACATCAGTGGGAAGTGTGGAAACAGCAGGTGAATGTTGCGTTGCAGGATACTGGCGACGCGATCCTCAACAGTCTTACTCCTGCCTTGCAGGCTGCTGTGATCGGCTTCAGCGAGATGGGTGGAAAGGCTATTGCTTCCGCTGGAGATCTTGCACAAGTTGCGATCGCCGCTAAGATGCTTGGTGGCACTCAGGTGCTCTCGTCTGTCGGTAGTCTTGCATCCAGTCTGACCGGAGTCACAACGGCTGCACAGGCAGCACGATTCGGCCTGATCGGAATTGGTATCGCGATCGCCGCATGGTCCCTGGTGAAAGTGTATGAGGCTCTGAGTCTCATCAACGACATCAATAACCAGACCAGCGAAGCACTCAAGGATGCTCAGCGCGATCAGCAGATGGCTGCTCGTGCTATTGCCGAAGCACACCGAGCCACAGGACTCGAAGTTAAGAATCATGCGGAGGCTCTCGAGATCCTCCGTGCCAAATCCGCAGGCATGCGTGGCGAGCTTATGACTGGCCAGCAGATGACCGCGAAGATGGCCGAAGCATGGGCCATTGGTGCAAAGGAAACAGGCAAGTATCAGCAGGCTCAGGATCAGGTGATCATCTCCGTCAATCGGGCGAAGGTTGCCACACAGGAACAGACGGCTGTGCAGAGCACGCTTGTGACCGAGCTTGCACGAGTGAACAAAGAAGTCGCAAGTCTTACTGGTGCACAGAAAGAGCAGATCGACGCTGGCATGGCGTTGAACATGAACGCGAAGGACATCTTCGAGTCCATGAAGAAACTCCCGAAGGGAGTGCAGGCTTCTGAGGCAGCAATCCAGGCTTACATCAATAAGGTCAAGGTTGCCACTAAGGGAACAAAAGATCTAGACGAAGAGCTCAAGAAACTCACGGACAGTTTCAGCGGTAAGACACTCATTGACGCTGCAAAGAAAACAGCCGATGCCATGGAGAACATGGTCACGGTGACGAAGCGTGAGTGGGACCAGCTTGCGCCGATCTTTGGCGATGCCATCGAGAAGATGGTCAAGCGTGGAGAAACAAAGACACCGGAATTCAAGCGTCTTTCTGCCTTGTGGCTGAAGGCCATTGGCGAAACGATGCAGTCCGCTCCATCGGGAGTTGACAATGATCAGTTCTTCCGGAATTTCTTTGGACAGGATCACGTCAACGTCTGGAGTAAGTTCTTCCAGCGTAGCACTGAGTCCGCGTTCTCACATGCTGTGCAGAACATCACTGGTCCAGCAACATCGGATTGGACCAAGATGTTCTCCGGTCTCGGAGAGACTGCGAAAGTAAGTGCAGAGCAGTGGGCACCAAACTTCTTGGACGGTCTTATGACGCGTCTGAATACGAAGGAGTTTGGTGAGAAGCTCGGCATGACGTTGATCGGTGCGTTGCAGAACGGTGCAAACGCTCGGCAGATCGGTGCCAGCATCGGAGGCACGATCGGCACCGAAGTCGGCAAACAAATCGGTGCTCAGGTTGCCAGCAGCATCGGAGGACTTGCAGGCGGGATCGTCGGTAATGCGGTCATCCCTGTCCTCGGTGGGATCCTCGGATCCATGCTTGGTGCTTACATTGGTGGTCTGTTTGGTGGAGGCAGTGAAGAGGCAACAGCAGCCAAACAGATGAGGGATCAGATTCTCCAGAACATCGGAGGCAAGGATTCTCTGCAGCGTTTTCAGGAGCAGGGAGAGCTTGTTGCGAATGCCTTCTTCCAGGGTCTTCGTGCGCCGCACCAGCGTCCCGGAGTCAGTGACGAAGACATCAACACGATTCTGACTTCTAACGATCCTGAGAAGATCCAGAACGCTTGGGATCGGATGCAGCCTGTTATTGAGGCTGTGCAGAAGACATTTGAAGGACTGGCTCTCGCGATCACCGGCACCAATCGAATCGCAAACGGTCTGAGCCAGAGTCTTACGAAGTCCATGGAGGAGCAGGTCAAGGCGCACGAAGCAGCGCAGAAGGCTATGCTCCAGACGATGAAAGAGGCTGGCGCATCGCAGGAAGAGCTCGACAAGAAACAGGCTTATTTCACAGAGGAAAATAAGAACCGAGTCTTCGCTGCAAATGAAGTGCAGATTGGATCGTTCAATCGGTTGGCCACGATCGCTGGTGCGGACCTTGTCAACTTGGCTGGTCGCACAGGTGATCTTGTTGGCGCACTCATGCAGTTGCAGCCGACGTTTGATGTTCTTATCGAAGCTCGAGATAAGTTTGGCCTGACGGACCAGATGTCCGCTGCCACAGCGGAAGTCCTGCACTTCTACGAAGTAGTTAAGAACAACGCGGATGTCTTTGACACGGTTGCTGGCGTCGGTCAGGTGTTGACCGGCTTCGGTGAAGCCATGTTGGAGAACACCGAATTGTTCAACGCTCTCGGTGGAGAGCTTGCGGCGCAAGTCGGGATCCTTCAGGAGCGTGGCGTCGCGACGAATGAAATCTTCGCGATGATGGCTCCACAGTTGCAGGCTCTGTGGGAAGCGGCGGAGAGTGGCAAGGTCGTCGTTGATGAAACCACTCAGGCACTTCTTGATCAGGCCGAAGCACAGGGAGTCGTTGGCGAAGCACATAAGGATGTCAACGAACAGATCCTCTCGGTTCTTACTGAGATCCGTGATCTGTGGGGAGTGAGCATCCCGTCCGCTGTTGACGAGACTGGACGTGCCATCGAACGTGTGGGCCGACAGAACGCGGTCACAACGAACCAGTCACGTAATGCTGCACATCAGACAGGTGAGGCATGGGAAGCGGCACAGCGTAAGATCACGGAAGATCTTCGCAGGCAGCAGGAGATCCAGCGCAATGAGACAGAGCGGACTGTCCGTCACGTCTCGCTGGAGCTCAAGAAAATTCCTAATGACTTCCCGATCAATTGTCGGTGGGTGCCTCCAGGCGATCTGGAATTGCCTCCACCTCCGACATATGAAGTGCCAGTCGAATTTGAAATGCCGGAAGGTCGTCAGCCATGGGATGAAGGCTATTACAATCCCAACACAGGCGAGACACATTATCCGGGACGCACTTCCGCGACTGAGCCTACTGTGCCTGATTCGAATCCCTATCAGGCTGCTGGTATGACTGTGCCTGCTGGTGATATGGAAGGTGGACGCGGAACACAGACGATCATTGTGGAGCGTGATGGTCAGCGAGACCTTCAGTTCACTGCTGAAAATCTGCCGAACTACGTTCGTGTTCGTGCTGGTGCCTCGGTGTTGGGAGCTTAGTCGTGGCTGAGACATACACCGTCGTTCTTACTGTCGATAGTATTGAACGTAATTGGCAGCCGACCACACTTAACCTTGAGAAAATCGGACTTGGCCGAACCGTCCTGAGGTTCGTGATCAATTCGGTTGTGGCTGGAGTTTCGTTTCCACGTGCCATCAAACGTGACCGCGTGATCCTTACGGTCAACGGTATCGAAGTATTTGATGGCATCATTTGGGCTGTTAACGAGACACGCATCTTCGAGAAGGTCGGTATTCTCCAGACGTGTGAGTGTGTGGACTTCGGTAAGCTGTCGGAGAAGGTTCTAATCAACGAGCCTCATGCCAGCAGTTCTCTGGAAGACGCTCTTACTCATGCTGTCGCCAATCTCCTGCCTCACACAATTGTTCCAGGCACGATGGCACCTTCCGGTGTCACCTTGCCTGACATGGCATGGGAATGGCTGACGATTCGTCAGACGATCGAACTTCTCGCGTCCCTCAGTGGGTGGTTGCCAGAGTGGGACGGAAACGAAGTTATCTTCGTGGAGCCTGGAGCCACGGCTGCACCGTTTGATATTGACGACGTTGAACCTAATTGGGTGTCGCTCAGCAAAGGTTCAACGCTCGAGGAGTATTGGAACGAAGTGTGGGGACGCTATGGTCCTCGCGGTCAGCTTCTTATCACACAGAGAATCACAGGCGATGGCGTAACAACGGAATGGCCGCTTGACGAAGCTCTAATCGTTGTCGGTGGTCAGGTGACTCCATCTGGTCTTGTGACTGTGACACGAAGCGGACCTTCTGAATCGCAGGAGACGACGGACGCTGTTGGTTATCCCGGATATGGACCGGGACAGTGGCACTATGATCCGAGGAATTTGAACGACAACGTCATCATCCAGAACACTGGAGCCAGCACGATTCTCGGTGTTGGCGAGACGATGGACATTCAGTTCACTGCCTCGTTTCCTGGTGCTGTGTTCGCGCGCGAAGATACCGAATACGCAACCTTCGGTCCATTCACAGCACGTATTGACAATCCTAACATCACCAATAGAACCGAAGCACAGGCATGGGTCGATGCCAAACTTCAGGAGCTTGTGGGATCGCAGGAGAAGGTCATCGTCAAGACCAGAACGTATGGTCTCGAGCCGTTCCAGTCTCTTACCATCAACGTCGATGACTTTGAGATTGATGGCGACTATCTAATTCTCAAAACGCAGATGGCCCATGTCAGCAAGACGTCCAGTGGACGACACTTGTTTGATTGGACTATTGAGTGCGTGCTCGGGAACCAGTATCGCGCAAATTGGGAACGCTTCTTCCGGCCAAATGCTGGCGTCCAGGGGACAGGTGGAGCCGCGATCTATACGCCGATTCCGCTTGGAGGATGTGCAGCATCCACAGGCATCGTGCTATTCTCGGACAATTGGAATTCTGCCTCGACTCCTTACGAGAATTGGCCTGACAACGATGAAGGCGGAGGAGTGCCAGCAGCCGCTGACGATCTCGAGATCGCTGGTGGAGCCATTCGACTTGTCGGTAACGGCTTCTTGGCTGCTAACCATATCGGTAAGAGCTTTGAAGTTCAGTTCTTTGAAGGCTGTGTCGAATTCACTTACATGTCTGCCACAGGCTTGAGCACGTCCTCAACGACGGAGCTTGTGGAACTTGGTAGTCCAGATCCGCCTAACATCTATGTTGGTCCGTTCATCACGATTGGCCACGTCCACAATGGCGTGACTGACGAGCGGATGAGCATCATTTACGAAACAAACTTCGGAGTTATTACCGCGTTCAACAGTGCAGCAGGCTTCATTAGCACGTCTGTCGCTGATCTTTACAGGCTGGAATTCAAGCTCAGTTACTCTAATGTTGGGTATCTGCGGTTGTATAAGAACAACGTCCTTGCTTTTGATTCCGGTGCGACACTCGATTGGCCTGGAAGTCTTGTGGCCAATGGCGGATTCCGTGCAGTGCGAGTGGCTCCGAAAGGCACGCTGGACAGCTTTGTTCTGCGTGTGCTGGACGCTACAGCCATCCCGAGTGCCAGCGTTTCACCGAGCAGCAGTGCATCGCTGAGTGTGTCTCCGTCGTCTAGCATGAGTCCTAGTCCGTCGCCTGGTAACAGTTCAAGCGTCAGCCCTTCGGCATCTAGCAGCGTCAGTCCGTCCAGCAGCGAGAGCCGGAGTGCAAGTGCCAGCACCAGTCCATCGTCTTCCGTAAGTCCATCGTCGTCTGTTTCTCGCAGTGCAAGTTCCAGTGCGAGCCGTAGTCCGTCGCCTTCGAGCAGCCAGAGTCCAAGTCCGTCTCCGACACCGTCTCCGTCGGTCAGTCCGAGTGCTGGTGCAGGCTTCCCGGAAGTGCTTGGCATCGTCACTGGCAATCAGGCAGCAGCCACGTCGCACGCGATCAATCTTCCTGCTCACAACGCTGGTGATCTTCTGGCAGTGTTCTTCTCTTGTGGCACTGCGACTGTTTCAATTGACACTGGTGCCTCTACTTCTGGATGGACTGTTAGAGGAGATCAGGCAGGCAGTTCAGGATCGGGTCGTGGTGTCATCTTGGAGAAGGTCGCTGACGACGGCTCAACGACACTGACGCTCACTACAAGTTCTTCGGTGGCATCGTCACACATTTCCATGCGGTCGAACGGCAGTGGTATCGACTGCACGGGCATCGGTTCAACTAGCAGAGATTGTCCTAATCATACTCCTGCAGGCGGGACGCAGGACTATCGCTGGCTCGCTGTTGATATGTGTGGTGCAGGTAACTTCCCGATGACATCAGCACCAACAAACTACGATGATCTTCGCTCGGTGGCTACGGGCACTCGGCCGAGCGTGTCGATTGCCGAGCGAGAGCTCAATGCTTCATCTGAAAATCCAGGAACATACGGCGGATCTTTTGTAAATCGCACCACCTTCACAGCAGCCATCGCTCCATGACAATAGATCCTTTCGCTCTATACGATTGGATTCTGAAGGGCGGACTCGGTGCCGCTGTCGGCGCATTCATCTTCCTGTTGTATACGCGCAAGCTCCGATGGAGTGCTGAGTTAGACGACATTAGAGCCGCTCACAAAGTCGTGGTAGACATCCTAACGGCAAGAATCGTGGAACTGACCGAGGAGAGGAACGAGTATAAGAAGTTGGTCATCAGCAGCCAGCAAATGGCATCGAAGTCTGTTGACCTTGCATCTGAGATTAAAGTCACAGCGAGAGAAAGATAATGTGGAGTGCATTCATGCGCGTGATCGCCAAACTTCTGTGCAGCCATCTGCCAAAGGAAAAACCGGAAGTTCCTCCACTGCCAAGTCCAACTCATGACTATGTGGAGCTTCAAGTTCTCCAGTCGTTTGATCGGGAACTACAGGCACGTTTTCGCTCTCTTGAAGTTGATGCGGATGTGATCATCCGTCGGCGCACAAGATCAGCAGGTCGGTAAGAAATCATGATGGAATCTGTTGTTCCCTTCTTGCAACACGCATACTGGATTGAACTTTTCCAGCTTGTTGCGGCTCTAATCGGCACCTTCGCAAATGTGTGGGGAGTGCTTGACTCGTGGAAGGATCTCAAGTTCGTTGTTCAGAACAGGGTCAACGGTCGCAGACTTTTCGCGGCCAAGCGTAACTTGTTTGAAGAGTCGATTCGCCTGGTGATTCATGGGCTGTTTCTAATAAACGGCATTGTGAGCATCCTCTACGCTCCGCCTGCACCGGGCATGACAATTCCCGATGACCGTTACGTGCAATTGATGGTCGCTCGAGCCGTCATGACCATTGCCTCTGTGCTTCTTACTATCAAGTCTGTTCGTGACATTCAAGATCGGCAGCGTCTCCGGCACATGTTTGATCACGAGCATGTGACGCCAGTCGTGTTAGATGTGATTAAGAACAAGGCAGAAGACATCGTTCAGGTGATCCAGGAAACCCGCGATTCAAGGAGTTAGAAGTGACTAAGAAGATTGTGCTTGCTTTCGTTGTGTTGGTCCTGTATGGTCGGCCAGCATTCGCGCAGACTGGTGCCTGTCCATCTGCGATGACGCTTACTGTGAATCCAACTTGGGTGTGCTTCATGCCTGATCTGGATCCCACATCAGGACACAACGCAACGGATCCGCTGACTGGCCAGCCTGTTGTTACTCGATATGATCTGCTGTTCTTTGCTCCTGGCGTGGACTCTGCGACTGGTGCACCAATCCAGACGATCAGCATGGGAAAGCCTACGCTCAACGCTCAGAATGCTGTGTGGCTTCAGCGTGGAGAGCTTGCAGCAATTCCTGTCGGACAGCAGTATCGTGCTCGTGTCGTGGCTGTTGGTCCCGCTGGAACGTCGCCGAGGTCGGCGGAGTCTAACCCTTTTGGGCGGTCGAGCCTTCCATTGCCTCGTGCACCGGCACGAGTGTCGGTAACTCCGGAACCATAATCGGGATTGGCGAAGGAAACATCGGCAGTCCATTTGGCGGCTCGAGACAGTGGTTCGCGTTTCTTACTTTGACGAACATGCAGGACGCACCTCAGACAGCAACGGTGATCATCAATGTTGATGGCGTGAGCACTCCGGTGCAGTTCACGCGAACGCTTGGTGCTTGCCAGTCTCTTGCTGTTGGCGTCCATGCGATTCCGGGCATGCCTCCGAATGCAAACTTCCGGACACAAGTCGGATGGCCTGGACTCGGGAGTGCTGGTCTGATCATGCGTCCGCATGATGATTTCGGCAGTGTTGTCGTAATGCCTCCGACGTCGGTGTTGCGATGAACAAGGACGAGAAGGCTTTCGTTGAAGAGACGCTCCGCCGTGAAGGATGGCCGAAGGTCACTAATCGGCCATCCGATCGCGGAGGTCTTACTAAGGGCGGAATTACTCGAGCCGCACTCGAGGAGTTTCGCAAGCGTAAGGTAACGGACGACGAGATCCGGAACCTTACATTAGAAGAGGCTGCTGCCATCTTCTCGTTCCAATATCTGAAACCATACATGTGGATTCCAGATACGTCTATCCGAACCTTCTGTGCTGACTTTGCCGTGATGGCCTGGCACGATGATGTGGCGAAGATGCTCCAGACTGCCGCCGGTGTCACGGTAGACGGTGTCGTCGGAAGCATCACAAAAGAGAAGGTTCTGCTGCTGATCCGCCTTGATCGTGGCGTGTTCTTCAACAAGTTGTTTGACTACCGCTTGAAGGATCACGTGAAGAACGCTTACGATCCGGATGTTAGACAGTTCCTTGAGACGCATCCATCAACACAACTGAAGAATCTCGCTGGCTGGCTCAATCGCATGGCGGAGTGGGTGTAATGGATAAGATCAAACTCGGTGCTGGTGTTTTTCCGTCCATCACTTTCAACTCCGCGATCAATCGCGTGCAAGTTGCTTGGCAGGATGGATCGTCTATCGTTCTTACGACGATCCATCCTGACACGCTGGCCAGAGAAGGTGATGACATCGAGTTTATCGGTGGTGGAGCCGGAGCATATCCGGAAGTGTATGCTCACGTCTCCGCTCTCTATCTGGCCTACAGAGATGGCGCAGATCCCTTCTTCGGAAGGTTCGGCGTTCACAATAGGACGCCAGAGGCTCTCGGCCAGATCCACGGCTCGAGACCTTCGGTGCTCGGAGAAGGCAAGTTGGCATACATCTCTGGACCAGCAGCCGAAGGTTATCCAGTCCGCATGAAAGACGTGACGGCTCTCGGAGCAGGCACGATCGTGCGTCATGCGGCTGGCACCGGACTGTCTCGGATCACTGGTGGACACGTCGTCACGATTGACGAAGACCGCTCCTCCGTGGCCGGAATTTCAGATCCCTCGTTTGCTGGCGACGCTGTTGTCGGCACCACGGATCACCAGGGAAAGCCTACACTGAAGGCTCTGCGTGGAGACCAGCAGTGTTTCATCGGACACGGTGAGGACAGTCAGAATCCTCGCATGTGCACCGATGGAAAGCGTTTCTTCATCGTTGCGTGGGGAGCCACAGGTGAGGGAGTCCGCTTGTGGCGAGTGCTGCCTGAAGATTTCTCCAATGTTACGAACAGTCCATTCGGTGTTCCGGTAGACACCGGAAAGGCTCTCGGATATTTCTTCGGACGTCGGAGCAAATACGGACAGTTTGATCTCGCTGATAACTGTGCGATCCTGCCTCTGGACGCATGGCAGGACAGCGATGGATCGCTGCCTCCTGATGTTGGCGATCAGATCCGACAGAGCATCCTAGACTCTGGCAGAGCCATCGTCTCCAACACAGCGATCCATCATGCGGCTCCCGAGTGGGCCAGAGTGATCGGCGTGTTCGCTGGTCGTCAAGAAGGAAACGTCTGGGTCCATGAACCAACAACACGTGCCGAAGCGGATCAACTGGTCAAGGAGACAAGGCAGCAGATCAAAGACGCTGGTCTGCCTGCACGTCCGGTGATCGTGATCTTGCGTGAGGAGCGTTCCACGGATCCTCAGTTCATTGGCGTGTCGGAAGCTCTCGCTCCTGAGATCTATTTCACAGAGCCTGAGTCTTCTTATGACCAGCAATTGAACGTCGCTCGAGCACGTATCGCGGACGTGTGCCGAGCCTTCTCGCCGCTGCCGCTCTACTTGTGTGTGCAGGCATTTGATCGTGCGAAGACTTCGTGGAAGAACAATCCTGCCGCATTAGAAGCAATCCAGCAGGCTGCAAACGAGTCTATCACGCAGGGACAGATCAAAGGTTTGATGTGGTTTGCCTTTGCGCGTCCCGGTGGAGTGCTGTCTTATCCTCAGTTGGAACCGTGGCATGTGGCACAGATCGCTGTGACCCCAAGTCCATCAACGATCGTTGACCCTACGGAGCCTGTAGATCCAGATCCGCCATCGCCATCACATCCGGAGGAAGACGTGAACGAAGCAGAAGTCCGTTCAGAAGTTTCGGGAGAGATCCATTCGTCCCGAGTGCCACGAGACATCGCACAAGGCGCGATGATCCGATTCAATCACGAAGTCGTGTGGGATCGTGATCGTGTCGGCGAAGACAACATCAGCGGAGGTGCGCAGTATATCTATTTCTGGCCAGCATACTACGCTGAGATCGGTGCTCGTCTTGCGAAGGCTGGTCCGCCACAGGGATCCCCTGAGCAGGTTTACGCCACATGGGGCGATTGGTCTTACCAGGGATTCAAGGCTGCTGCGAACTTCTATTGGAGTGAGCAGGGAGTCCCGCCGGGAAAAACCCAGACCCTGTAGAGCCGGGAGTCCCATCTACTGGGTCACGGATTGTTGGCTCTGCTCATCCGCAAGATGAAGCATGGGCTGACGATCGGGACTACATCTCTCCGCTGTCCATCTCGATGCTCTATGCATCCATGGATGGAATTGATCCACGGCATTTGATGGACCAGTGGATGAAACTCGGTGGAGAGGCTGGACGCTGGATGTCTGGTCGTCTTACGCAGAGTGCCAGCCGCTCAGGCCAAACTCCTGAAGCGGCTGTGGAGCGATATCCAGTCGTGGCTGGATACTTGCGTGAGCGTTCGCTTCGTGGCCACTCCGTTATCTTCACGGATACGGCAGTGGAATTCGATTTCATGAATCACCTGAGAGCCATCGTGCAGGCTGCACTTGCAGCCGGTATTGTGGACATCCTCGAGTGCATCAACGAGATTGGCCACAGTTCGCAGAAGCAATTCAGTTGGAGCGAGATTGGTCAGTTTCTCCAGCAGATTCGGAGCCTCGGTTGGACTCGTGCGCTGACGGCTGGTGCATGGCTCCAGGCAGACGAATTGGTCAACGGAAAATATCCACCAGCCGACTACAGAGAAGCAAACGTCTGCGACACACATGGCGCAAGAGGGAATGAGCCTGCATGGGACAACGCGAATCATCTCTTCGCAGAACTTCGCGTGATTCGCAACACGTATCCATGGACTTCCAGACTGTCAGGTGAGCCACAGCGGACGGATGATAACATCATGCCTGCCTCTGTGTTTCCTTACCTGCTCGGTGTGGACGGCCAGGGATTCAATACGTGGAGCACGCTGCACTGCTCACAGGCTCGAGACTGCCAGATGTTGACAGGCAGTCAGTTGGAAGACGCCAAGCTCTTTCTTCGTGGCGGTAAGATCCTCCCTCGTGGTCGTTACCACTATGAGAATGCAGACAACACAGGATCGTGGCCTGACAGTCCTGTGGGAAATGCAGCGTTCGTTGAAGGGCCAGCGTCAAACGGAGACAAGACCGTTTGGCGTGCGCACTCGTTCCGACATCACGGTGGACAGTGGTTCCTCGTGATGAGTGGTCCGGACATCACGCGTCCGGGATTGGTGCTCCAGAATGGTTTCGTGCTGGATCAGAAGATTGATCAGGTGAGCCAGCACGTTTCTGTTCATACGTTGAAACAGGGATAAGGAGAAGTTCACATGTTCCAGTTGACCGCAGAAGAATTGGCAGGCATCGTTGCTGTCGTCGTTGGCTTCACAGAGTTTGTCAAACTCTCGAAGTTCGTTGACGAAAAGTATGGGATGCTCATCGCTGCACTCGTGAGTGCTATCGGCATCGCTGCTTACGCTACGTCCAAGCCAGAACTGGCGTTCAATCGCTTCATGATCTGGCCATTCGTTTCCGCTTTCCTCGTTGTCTTGACTGCTGCTGGTGGCGTCTACGGGATCATCCGCTCGACTCGTGGTGCGGATGCCATGGACGCATCTGGCCCACGAAACGAGCCTCGTGTGCCAATGTGGCTGATCGCTGTTCTTGGCAGCAGCCTGCTGCTCTCAGGCTGTGCAGGCAAGAAACCTGCTGTCCTCGTGGGTCAGGCCGGTGTTGTGGCTGTGGATTCGATCTATCAGATTCACACAGCCGTTGTTGCGCTGAACCTTCCACGTGAGAAAGAGCTTGCTGTTCAGAAGGCTCTGTTCAAGGCCAACGAAGCTCTGGCTCCGCTGCCAGGACTGGTGATCGCGATCGACAACGCAACGAAGGCCGGTGAGCAGGCAACAAACGAAGTGGACAAGGCTCTGGCGTATCTTGCCGAAGGTGCCAAGTTCGTGGAGTCCGTCAGAGGTGATCTCAACGCTGTGCCAACAGCAGCGGCTGTGATCAAGCTGGTGATTCAGGTGCAGCAGGCGATCACAGCCGCTCAGACTGCGATCGAGCGTGTGAGAGCACCAGTGCCACAGGCACAGCAGATCCGAAATTCTCTGGATGCTGTCGCACGTGTGCATTACCTGACGCGTGGATCGAATCTCGTGTTGGCGAACTAACGGAGGCAAACGTGGATCAGGCAAAAGTTCTCGAAGTCCTCGAAGGCACCACGGCTCTTGTGGCTGGCCTGACAGGTAACATTGTCACGGTTGGTCTTGCCGTGGCTGCAATCAAAGGGATCATTGGCATGGTCGTCGGCCAGTCCCTCGAAGGTCCAGAGTATGCGGCTGCAATCCAGCGTGGCCTGGATCGCAACCGTAAGTCGATCGGCGATCGGATCGATACGCTGGAAGGCTAGTAAGACAATCGCGGGATGGGACACAACGTCTCATCCCGCGAAGGCATATTCCCATGTCTAAACTGTCGATCATACTGCCGTCCCGGAACGAACCTTTCCTGCCTCAGACAATTGAGGCTGTGCTCAGCAAGGCTCGCGGAGAAGTTGAAGTGATCGCCGTGCTTGATGGATACTGGCCGATTCCATCGCTTCGTGACGATCCTCGTCTCGTGATCCTGCATCGTGGCTCTGCTCGTGGGATGCGTCCAGCCATCAACGCTGCTGTCTCCGTGGCATCAGGTGAGTGGCTGATGAAGTTAGATGCACACTGCGATGTCTCGGAAGGCTTTGACGAAATTCTCAAGGCCGAATGCGAGAGGAATTGGATCGTGGTTCCTCGTCGCATGTCGCTGGATCCGTTCAATTGGTGCAAGGAAGAAAATGGTAAGTCACCTGTTGATGCCCACTATCTCTCTTATCCGTTCGAGCGTCCCGGCGATGCATCGTGTGGCCTTCATGGGACAGTGTGGAACGCTCGTGCTCGTGCACGCCAGCACGTTCTCCTTGATGAAGAGATGTCGTCTCAAGGATCTTGCTGGTTCATGCACCGCGAACACTGGACGCGTCTCGGACCTATGGAGGTATCTAAGTATGGAAATTTCATACAGGAATTCCAGGAGATCGGCCTAAAGACGTGGCTCGGTGGTGGACAGGTGATGGTCAATAAGAAGTGCCATTATCTCCACTGGCACAAAGGCAAACACGGCCGACAGTATTTCATCTCGAGTAAGGAGATGGCTGCTGGTGCAGCCTTCGCGACACAGTATTGGATGACGGACTCGTGGTCCGATCGTGTGCACGATCTCAAGTGGTTTATCGAAAGATTCTGGCCGGTGCCAGGATGGCCGAAGGATCTTGATGCAGCCTTCGCTGATGCACGAAACAAACTTGGAGCCAACAGAAAGCTGATCACCGTATGAGCCGCGAAACTGACACGCTTGACACTCTCTATACGCTCTATCCAGGCACACCGAAGATCGTGCCGGACAAGTATGCTCCTCTCGAGATTCCCAACCGTGTTCGTGACGATATCCCAACTATGTTGGATATCTTGTTCAAGGATCAGACTCGAATCGTTGGTGCAGAGATTGGCGTTGAGCGAGCCGTGTTCAGTGAGGTGCTGCTTCGGTCTCCACGTCTCGAGCTTCATTTGATCGATCCGTGGCAGGCTTATCCGGGATATCGTGATCACGTGACTCAGGAGAAGTTGAACGGCTTCTATGAACACGTCCAAGAAATTCGCCAGAAGTATCCACAGCGAACAGCCTTGTGGCGCATGACCAGCGTAGAAGCGGCACGTAACTTTGCCGATTTCAGCCTGGACTTCGTTTACATCGACGGCAATCATACGCTGCCATATGTGATCATGGACCTTGCAGCCTGGACGCGGAAGGTGCGTCCCGGAGGTCTAATCATGGGCCACGACTATCGGAAGCCGAAGAACAACATCGGCCATCATGTTGTGGAAGCCGTCAACGCTTGGACCTATGGCTATCGCATATGTCCGTGGTTCCTGCTCGGTGCCAAAGGTGACGAGCACCGAGATCAGAATCGCACTTTCTTCTGGGTGGCACAGTGAGCAAGTTGGTTTCCATCTTGATCCCTGCTCGGAATGAAGAGTGGCTCGCTCGCACGGTGGAGGACGTTGTCACCAAGATGAAAGGTGACAGCGAGGTCATCGTGGTTCTTGACGGTGCATGGGCTGAGCCTCCATTAGACAAGAATGATCGCGTCACGGTGATCAAACTTCCGCATAGCATCGGCCAGAGAGCAGCCACGAACATGGCTGCTCGAGTGGCTCAGGGAAAGTATGTCATGAAGCTTGATGCTCACTGCCAGGTGGGTGAAGGCTTCGACAAAATCCTTGCAGAGCACGGAGACGCTCTCGGCCCGAACGTGTGCCAGATCCCTGCTCAATACAATCTCCATGCGTTCAATTGGGTGTGCACCGGAGGACACAAAGTCTATCAGGGTCCGACTCCGGTCAACGGTTGCACGTGGAAGCCTAAGAACGCGAAGGTCGAGGATCCGATCTGTGGACTGCCTGCCACTCGAGAGATCGTATGGAAGCGTCGCACCTCTCGTCTGACAACGTCGTGGCGTTTCGATAAGAGCTTGCATTTCCAGTATTGGGGACAGCATCAGGAGATTCATAAGAAGGAACAGATTCACGACGTGATGTCTTGCCTCGGTGCGTGCTGGTTTGTGAACAGAGGTCACTTCTTACTCCTCGGAGGATTAGACGAAGCACACGGATCGTGGGGACAGATGGGCACTGAGCTTGCGTGCAAGTTCTGGCTCAGCGGAGGACGTATGGTCGTGAATAAGCATACGTGGTTCGCTCACCTGTTCCGGACACAAGGCGGAGACTTCAGCTTTCCGTATCCACTCAGCGGCACACAGCAGGCACAGGCTCGAGAGAGAAGTGCATGGCTCTGGAAGCAAGGCAATTGGCCGATGGCAATACGAACGCTCAAGTCTCTTATCCAGCAGTTTGATCCTCCTGATTGGAAGGAAAAGACCAATGGCCTATCTGGACGCACGACACATCCGACAGTGGTCGAACGAGAGGCTGGCAGCAGCATTAGTATCAGCGTCAGCCATGCCTTCGACGACTCCGGGCAAGCTCTCAGTGATGTTAGAAGTGATGCGCCGACTAAAGGATGCATCTGGTATACTGACCATCGAGCCTCAGAAGCAATCTTGTTCAGTTCACTTGACCATATCCAGCGGGCTGCACCACATTTCCCTCTAGTGCGTGTTGGTATTGAGCACGTTCCTTACATCGATGTGCTTGTTCCAAATAGTCAGCGTGGTTATCTGACTATGTTCAAGCAGATCGTTGCTGGTCTGCGAGCACTCAAGACAGATATTGTGTTCTTTTGTGAGCACGACGTGCTGTATCATCCGTCTCACTTCGAGTTTGATCCACCGAAGCGAGATGTGTATTACTACAACATGAATGTCTGGAAGGTGGATGTCTCGAGCGGTCGTGCTGTGACCTACAGGACGAAGCAGACGTCCGGCCTTGTTGGTTACAGAGAGCTTCTGTTGGAACACTACACGAAGCGAGTGGAGCTTGTGAAGCGGAACGGCTTCTCTCGCAAGATGGGATTTGAGCCTGGATCCCATGGACGTTCGGAGCGTGTGGACGATATCAAGTCTGAGGAATTCAGATCAGAGTTTCCCAACATTGATCTGAGACACAGCAAGAACCTGACGCCAACACGGTGGATGCAGGCTCAGTTTCGTGATCAGCGTAACTGTCGGGACTGGAAGTTGAGCAACGCAGAAAACATCCCTGGCTGGCCTGGATTGGCGAGCTTCTTGGAGAGCATCAAATGACACTTGGCACGCATGCAAACAAGCTGGATCGTTGGCTCGGTCCGGAAGAAACGGCACGAATCTCTCATGCGATGAAGGATTGGTATGGTCCGCCGATCGCTGTGGGTGGAGTGCCAGGACGCGTGTTCGCGCACAAAGGTGGAGACTTCCGTGGTCCGATTCGCAGCGGTCAGTTTCTCCGCGATATCGAATTCGCTGAGATGAGACTCCGCAAGCGTTTCCGTCCTGCACTTACGAGGATGAATGCAGGCTTCGCCAGCCTCTCCGATTTGATCGCGGAAGGGACCACTGGCAAAGCTCGCTGGTTCATGTTCAACAAGGTCGGCACCACTGGCGTCGTCAACGTGACGAATAGTCTGTGGCTCGTGGGTGCGATGCCTGCTGCTGGTGCAGCCGGATCTGCTGCTCCCGGAGGACGTGCACCAGATGACAGCACGACTGGTGCATTTCCGTTCACCAATCCGACAGGTGGAGATACACAGCATTTCACGACAGGGTATCCGCTGTCCGGTGTGGCTGGTAACACGCTGCTGTTGTATGACCGGATCTTCGACGTCGCGAAGACGATGAACAGCAGTGCCACGGAATCTGTGACTGGCGTGCCAACACGGTATCAGTCGAGCACCACGACGGATCCGGACTATGCCGGAGGGAACTTTCTGTTCGTAGAAGTTGGAACGGTGCTCGCCGCTACAGCCCACAACTGGACGGTCTGTCAGTATCGTGATGAAGCCGGTAACGATGCTCAGACGCTTCCATCTCTGACTGGCAACAGCGGAGCAATTGCCAATCGGTTGGATCATCCTGTGGGTCAGTGGTTCGCTCCGCTCGCCACAGGTGATACGGGCATCAAGGATCTGCATCAGATGCAGTGTTCTGCCGCTGTTGCCACAGGCACGATCAACTTCGTCATCGGCCATCCGATCGCATGGATGCCGTGTCCTGTTGCCAACATGATTTGTATCGCAGACGGCATCAATACCGCGTTCAATCTTACGCGGATCTTTGATGACGCGTGCCTCGCGTTCTTGGAAGTATGTAAGCCTGCCACAACGGCGACGACTTACAACGGTCAGTTCATGACTGTCGCAGGATAAGAACCAATGCGCTTCTACTCATCGGCGGGTCGAGTCTTTCTCGCTGCTCAATTGCAGTGGGCACCGACGCTCATATCGCACAATCCGAATCCTCCGATTGTTATTGAGCAGACGGAACATCCGTCGGCGAGTGCGAGCCAGTCGCCGAGTAGCAGCGTCTCGAGCAGTGCTTCGCCGAGTGGATCGTCGTCTGTTAGTCCCTCGGCTTCGGTATCGCCTTCTCCAGCACCAACGATTCCGCCGACAGTTACAGCATCGGCTGGTCCTCACACTCTTACAGGTGGTGGGGATGTTATCTCGGTTGTTGGTCTGTCGTTGCAGGTTGGTGACGTTGTCGGTGTTCTGGGTCAAGTTGGAGGTCCAGATCCGCAGGCACTGTTTCCAAGTGATAACGCGACTCCTCCGAACACATATGAGTATGTCGAATTCCCAAGTGGATTCGGCATCATGTTCTGTGCCGTGGCACGTATCGTCAACGTGCCTACACAGGTCAGTCTCAATCCCAGTGGAAGCATCGACTTTGGTAAGTGCTACACAATAAAGATTGAAGACGCGGCTGTCTCAGGAACGCTCATTCAGGATGATGCAGGTATCGACACTGATTTCAGTGGAGACGATACTGAGACGCTGCCTGCTATTGTTTCACTCGCGCAAGCATCCGGTCTGTTGCTTGCGACTGGTGGTGCAGCAGGTTTCGGCGACATCATTGTTGGTTACACAGAAATTCAAGGTTCGTTTTCTGCTGAAGTGTCAGCAGGATGGGAATCTGTAACGAGCACTGGTCCACACTCTGCGATCCAGGTAATCGACGAGCCTGGTGGCGGAGACGGTGTTATTTATCACATCGCCATCGCAGGTGACGTTCCTGCTGGTAGCAGTCCAAGCGTCTCTCCGAGTGCCTCTGTTAGTCCGTCGTCGTCTGCATCGCCGAGCGTCTCTCCATCGGCGAGCGTCTCTCCATCGTCCTCCGTCTCTCCGTCGGTCTCTCCGTCTGCGTCTGTTAGTCCATCGTCGTCTGTCTCGCCGAGCGTCTCGCCTTCGGCTTCGGTGTCGCCGAGCAGCAGCACCAGTCCATCGGTGTCGCCTTCGGCCAGCCTGTCGCCATCGTCGTCCGTCTCTCCGTCCGTCTCTCCGTCGGCGAGCCAGAGTCCCTCATCCTCGGTCTCGCCGAGTGTCTCTCCGTCTGCGTCCGTCTCTCCGTCTTCGTCTGCCTCTGCGTCCGTCTCACCTTCGGCCAGCATCAGCCCTTCGGCGAGCGTATCGCCTAGCAGCAGCGAGAGTCCATCCGTATCGCCATCGGCGAGTGTCAGCCCTTCGTCTAGTGTCTCGCCGAGCGTCTCGCCTTCTGCCTCTGTCTCTCCGTCGTCCTCCGTCTCTCCGTCTGTTAGTCCTTCTGCCTCTGTCTCGCCGAGCAGCAGCGTATCGCCGAGCGTATCGCCATCGGCCAGTGTTTCACCGAGCAGCAGCGTATCGCCGAGCGTCAGCCCTTCGGCGAGCGTATCGCCATCGGCCAGCGTCAGCCCGTCCTCAAGCGTCTCTCCGTCGGTCTCTCCGTCTGCCTCTGTCTCTCCGTCTTCGTCGATCTCTCCGTCTGTCTCTCCGTCGTCGTCCGTCTCTCCGTCTGAGTCTCCGAGCGTCTCTCCGTCGGCCAGCGTCAGCCCATCCAGCAGCGTCAGCCCAAGCGTCAGCCCTTCGGCCAGCGTCAGCCCAAGTTCGTCCGAATCGCCTAGTGTCTCGCCTAGTGCCAGCGTTTCGCCTAGCAGCAGCGTTTCTCCGTCGGTCAGCCCAAGTGCCAGCATCAGCCCTTCGGCGTCCCTGAGTCCATCTGCGTCCGTTTCTGCTAGTGTTTCGCCGAGCAGCAGTCCGAGTCCATCTCCAGGGGACAGCCCAAGCGTCAGCCCTTCGGCATCCGTGTCGCCGAGCGTCTCGCCTTCGTCGTCGATCTCTCCGTCTGCCTCCGTCTCTGCGTCTGTCTCTCCGTCTTCGAGCCAGAGTCTTTCGGTCTCTCCGTCTGCCTCTGTGTCGCCGAGCAGCAGCGAGAGTGCCTCCGTATCACCTTCGGCCAGCGTTTCACCGAGCAGCAGCACCAGTCCATCCGTCAGCCCTTCGGCCAGCATCAGTCCCTCGGCGAGCGTCTCGGCTTCCGTCTCTCCGTCTGCCTCTGTCTCTCCGTCGTCGAGCCAGAGTCTTTCTGCCTCTCCATCGGCCAGCAGTAGTGAGTCACCAAGCGTCAGCCCGTCCTCGAGTGTCTCGGCTTCGCCTAGTCCCTCGATACCTCCGGCCTTCGTCACGTCCGTCAAGTTCCTGAACGTGCGGCTCAGGCCAGTGATGGCACTTGGGAACATCCGTCTTGGTGCTCCGACGCTTGTTCTTGTTGATCAGACCGTGGAAGAAGAAGGTCCACAGTTTTCTAACGTGAGGATCAGAATCGTATGAGCACACACATCGAAGAACCAGTGCAGGAAGGCAGCGATTTTGAGCTCACTGCGATCCTGTATGGACCGGATGGAGTCACGCCAGTAGGGAACGACGTTGTCACGGAAGTGCTCATGACCATCCGGGACGTGGCTGGTGGCGTTCTAATCGACACCGATCGCGACGTCACGTCCGGCCTGGATATTGATGGGAACTTCGCAACGCTGCTAACGGCTGATGACAACGCGGTCATCGAAGGCAGCGGAGAACATCAGTTGAGGCTACTGACGTTCAAGATCACGCACTCCGGAGGACGGAAGCGGAATCAGGAGATCACGTATTACCTCGATAACCTGCAGGATGCTCCATGATCAAACTTACTTTGATCGTTGCACTCTTGGTGCAGCCAGAACGTCCGGCCTTCACAACTGTGTTGGCCGATCAATTCGTGGCTGCAAATCGCTGCACGGCTCGATGGTCTTGGGGCGAAACTTTCCTCGGTCTCGGTGTGCCGAATCCGACAGGTGAGACGCACGTCTTACGTTGTCGTGTGCCTCCGATTCCAGATCCTATCGAGATGGTCGGCAAATGGTATTTGCAGGATCATCTCGATAAGAAGGTCTGGTGGATTCAGGGAAGCACTCCCGGATCCTGGGTCCGCTTCGCTGGCGAGCCTTGACGCTTGCGTTGCTGCCGTCGTGCTCCGCACGTGTCGCACTTCCAATTCGCGAAGATAGGATCCGTGTCGTAATACATGTATCGACGATGCAAGCTGCTATACTCTCCGACGATATCACATCGTCGGAGAGTGCCTCCGCATGGACAGTTTCTCGACATTACAACTCCTCGAGCCAGTGCAGCGGAACAGATTCGTGATCGCTTCTCTCGACGACACGAATATCGAATTCTCCGCTCCGCATATCCGGTGTCTTATCGGGATCCTGGCCTACGTGCTCACAGACCATCTTACGAACGTCTTCGGCTTCCCACTTTGTCAAGCGGACAGCGAGCACGCACGAGTGCGTCCACTTGTTAGCCTCGACAAGATAGATGGTCATTTGTTCTCTACCTTGAGCCTGTCCTCGGATTCCAGATCCTTGTAGATCACATAGTCCAGGTGATCTCCAGTGTGCGCGACGCTCTCAGAAATGTAGTGCGTCCCATGCACTCGGAGTGCAGGCGGGAGAGGCTTCAATGGATGGAGCTTCAGCGCCGACTTCGTTGTCGTCTTCATGATAATCTCGCTGGTTTGAAGTCACATCGAGGACACTGACCTTCCAAGTCCAGGAAATAACTCCAGCATCGGTTGCACAGATTTGACTGCACCTGATCTCGAATGTCCTTCTGGACGTTCTGCCGCTCGACGTGCTTCGCGTATCGACGCGTCCGCTTGATCCGATTGACTCCGCTGTGCACCTTGCAGTATTCGGATCTCTCGATTCGGCCGAAGGAATTGCCACAGCAGCAGAAGTCACAGCATCGAGGACGACGTGTCTTCGGCGAGACGCGGAAGTCTGTTAGAGCCACGGATCACCCAGCCTTTCGTTCGATGGCCGCATGGACACTCAAGCCACGTTCTGTCTTTCGAGAATCTCTGCACCAGACTGTGACCGTGGATTGCACAGCCGATGCAGGCGAGCCAAGAGCCGACGACGTTCGAGCCGTCTCTGGACAGTCTTGAAAGCAACGATGACGATGGCAACGAGAAGAAGGATTTCCATGGCACTGTTACACCTCAAGTGATCTTACGTTCTTGTCGATACGATCGAGCAGGATCTCCCTGCACCAATCGCACTCAGGATCCTCGAGTGCTTCTCGATCGAGCCTGATCTGTTGCTCCGTCCTGCCTCGACGATCGAGCGTCTTGAACCACGTCCAGAACCGTGGATCCCATCCAGGGAGCCTGGCAGGATCCGTTATAGGCTCGGTGCCAGCCTTGCCAGCCTTTGCCGTGGCCGGAGTCACCTTAGCCTGTCCTGCACAATCAGGCAAGTCCGGAGCGGCATCCTGGTGCCGCTCCGTCTCTCCAAAGTCAAAACCGAGTTGACCCTGTGCCTTTCGAGCCACGTTAGGATCCTGACGTGAGACGCTTCGTCGTGCCAGCGATCCCACGACGGCCGATCGGCATCGCATCAGCAGCAGCCTTGCCAGCCTGACGGCCAGCCGCGTTGAACCGAGCGGATCCGGACAGCGAGGAAATGTGGCTGCTGGTGCGGGCGAATTTGTTGTCGATGTAGTCCTGCACCTTGACGACAGCCTGATTCAGACGGACCAGAGCCGTGGCCGTCGTCATCCCGGCTTCGACGGAGACACTCGCTTCCATCGCTGCCTTGCGAGCCTCTTCCATCCGCTCACGGATCCTCGAGACGAAAGCGTCGAGCCAGGACTCCTTGAAACCAGCAGCCTTCTTGGTCGATCCCTCGGTCCGCTTGAGCATCCACCAGTAGTCGCAATATGCCTTGTGGGACATCGTTGCAGCCATCGGCACCAGCATCCCGAAGACATACTCTGCAACCGAAGCGTGGGACTTCGTGCCGACGAACCAGATCTGATTGGATCCGGGAGCGACAAGGAACTTGCAGAGATTCGCGTGTGAGACGATCCGTGCAAGCTGCTCCTGCCAAGCGATCCGGGACTTCTTCTTATCGACTCCATACTTGGCAAGGTCACAGCGGATCTCGATGACGGGATCGCGATCGGCTGCACGAGCATAGTCGATGTCCGACGGATTCAGTTCGTGCTCGATCAACATCTTGTTGATCATGCCAGCGAAGGCTTCGGACGCTTCGAGGTTCCCGATCTCGGCTTCTCCGTCTCGCTGTGCCTGGAGCTTGATCAGGCGATCCATGATCTTGTTCTTGGGATCGGCCTTCTCTTCACGACGGTTGGTCAACGCGGTCAGCATCTCGGCTTCAAACTCCCGAAACTGATCGCCGTGGTTCATGTGGCGAAGGTGAGCCATCTCGTGAGCGGCGACTTCCCACACACGATCCACGCTCATCATCTCGGCCATCCAGTTGCCTTTGCTGTCCTTCGTGCGGAGCGTCAGGTGGATGTGGCCTGATGCGTCGCACGTGCCGAGAGCGGACGTCTTGAGGCTCGGCTTGACCGTGTGGGAAACCTTGCGGAGGTGCAGACCATACTGGTGCGCAACCGTGCGCATCTGGGTGGCGATCTCCACGAACAGCGGAACGTCGTCGGGATAAATGTCCATGACCAGATTATTCCTGAAGTCAAAAACCGATACAAGGGAAAAGTGAGGGAGCCTCTCGGCTCCCTCCCTGGTGCAGCCTACTCGCCGATCTCCGCCTTGTGGACCAGCGTCAGGATCTGCTTGGCACGTGTGATCGCCACGTATTCGATGTTCTGCTCCTCGGCGTTCACGCCACGAGGATACAGAGTGAAGCCGAGCACGAACACGTGATCCGCTTCCAGACCCTTCGCACGATGAACGCTGGAGCAGGTGATCACGCCAGCCTGTCCGAGACCGTCGTCAGTAAAGAGACCGTCGATCCGGACTTCCATGTCGGCGACGCTGGAGGCTTCGTGCGCGATCACGAGCAGCGTCTCCGCCTTGTCGTTCACCTGATCGATCTGGTTCTCACGCTTGGCGATCGTGAAGCGGCGGACTTCGCGATCACGCCATGCTTCGATCCGGCCGATCATCGTCTCGATCCCGATGTTTCCCTTTCCGAGCTTGCGGACGATCGTCTTGAGTCCAGCGCCGATGTCGCGACCAGCGATCCGAGCACGCTTGCCAGCACGAAGCAGAGCGAAGGCAGTGGAGACCAGCGGAGCGTTCGTGCGCGACAGCAGGAAGTCTCCGTTGCTGATCGCCTGCACCAGAGCGTCCGATCCGATCGCGTTGATCGTGCCTTCGTGAGCCGCTCCACACTGGAAGTCCGGCACCAGTCGCTGAGCCTCTGTGACGATCGAGGATCCGCAACGATACGTGACGGTCAGCTTCATCTCGGTGGCGTTCAGTTCGTTCTTCAGACGGCCAAGCGATCCGCTGTCGGCACCACGGAAGCCGTAGATCGCCTGACGGTCATCGCCCACAACAGCGATCCGGCCACGGCAGATTCCCTGAGCGATCTCAAGCTGTGCAACCGTCATGTCCTGAGCCTCATCGACGACGACAAGGTCATACTGCTTCGCCAGCCAGCCGTTGCGAACAGGCAGGAAAATCATGTCCGCGAAGTCGATGCCCGTCTTGATCGGCTTGACCGTGGCAGCAAGCTCCATCGCTGCCAGAGCCTTCTTCTCGACGAACAGAGCATCGAAGCCTGCATCCTGCCACGTCTCGTCCGGCTCGCACTCGAAGGCATAGAGGATATCGGTGATGTCGCCGACGTTGCGCGCATGCGGATTGATCTCGCGTGCCTTCGTGTGCAGCTTGCTGACGAGACGCTTCACGACGTCCGGAGTCTTGACGCCGCAAACGGCTTCGGCCAGCGAGTCAGCGCGATCGCTGCCGTTGCCAACACGAACACCAGACCAGTAACGGCGGACAGCAGCGAAACCGATGCTGTGCAGGGTCTGAGCCTTCGCGCAAGGATTGGCGATCCGATTGGTCAGTTCCTCGGCGATCCGCTTGTTGAACGCGGTCAGCACGATGTTCTGCTCGGGAGCACGATTGATGCCTTCGATGATCGTCGTCGTCTTGCCAGTGCCTGCACGAGCAACGACCACGAGATGACCTTCGCCGCTCTCGAACCAACCGAAGATCGCGTCCTGCTGTTCTGACCAAGTCCGTTCCATGATGTTGTCTCCTCTTTCTCTCTTCGACGTTAGCGGATCGATCCGCCGTTTGACGGAACGGCAACGGACCACTGCTCATACGAGAGCGTCTTGATCCGTCCACCTACCCAGAACATGATGCGGACAGCCTGACACGTGGCGGACTGCACCTGAACCAGCTTTCCCTCGAACGTGAACCACTCACCAGCGGCAGGAATCGTCGTCTTCATGAAGAAGATTATGGGAGACGTCGAAAACGAATACAAGCACAAAATGAGGATCCCGTAAGTCCCACAGGATCAACAACTTACGGCCAGGGTCCGCTTGATTGCCTATAAACGCTGGCGTTTTCCGGCCATGCAAGGCTCTGGCAAGGCTCCCGATCGCCTTGCTGGTCCAATCAAGGCAGTCCGAAAATAGCCTGCAAAATGGAGCGGAATCGAGACCGGACCATAAAAAACAGGCTGGCAACCGTTGAAGATCGCCAGCCTGATTTTACCGTCGATCCGGACTACATCTGAGCCGTGTTGAAGCTCTCGTCTTCGGCCACGTCTGCACCAGCAGTGTCCACGTCGATGATGATCCGCTTCGCCTTGAATTCGTCAAAATACTTCTTGACATCTCCGAGGACATCAGGGTGGATCCATCCGGGCATCAGCGATCCATCCGGCTTCGTCGCCGAGTATTCGGAAGGGATGTCCGAATTCTTAACGACGTAAACCTTGAAGGTTCCCTTCTTGTTGGTGAAGCTCTCGCTGTGGATCCGATACTTGCCAGCGTAGATCGGTCCGGGACGCTGTTTGATGAACGTGTTCATCTGCCGTGCAACCTTGATGCCGGTGGACTTGAACGACAGTCCGATGATCTCGAAGGACGGCAGCAGCATCACGACGTAGTCATAGAACTTCGTCGCGATCGGAGGGATCGAGGCACCAGACACGGCATCACGCGTGAACTGAGTGCGAGGATCGTTCTGAGGGATGTCCATGTCCTTGACTCCACCACCAGATTCACGTGGATAGAATTCCACGTGACGTGGAGCGTCCGCACGAAGGACGATGAATTCGAGAGGACCAGCGCCGTAGATCTCCTGAGTGACGCTGTTGAACAACTGTCCAAGCTCGAGACCGTTGATGAACTTGGCGTGCTCGGGATCAATCTCGAAGGACATCTTCTGCGCCAGAGCAAGGCGCGGAAGAAGCATGTCGTCCTTCGTGATGTTTTCCTTGCCTTCGTTTCCAGCGTTCTGCAGATACTCCGGCACGTCCTGTTTCGCCAGAGCCGTCGCCTTCGGATTGATCGGTGCCGGAAGGTTCGCCGCTCCCTGCACTACTTCGGGAATCTTGGCGTCCGTCTTGGCGATCGCCGTTGTCGTGTTCTTTGTTGCCATGTCTTATTCTCTCAATACGCTGTCGTGATGTGGAATCGAAGGCCGGTGATCCTCTCCAGAAGATGCTCGACCTCTATGACCTTCTTCAGATCTCCGATCGTGACCGTTGTGTCCGATACCTCTCTTCCAGTGGCTTCTGCCACAACCTTCGGTCCATCCTTGATCGTCACCGTGACTCTCATGACCGTGCCTTCGTCAAGACGGTCTTCGTCTTGGACCAGATCTTCACGCCATCAGGTTCCGGCTCGCCTTCTACCAGCCGTGCCTTACACAGACTGTTCGCTGTCTGCCAGGGAAGTGCAAGCTGATTTTCCAGACCGTTGTTCATGCACCACTCGCGGAAGCGATCGCGATCTTCCACCTGAGCGTAAGGTTCATACTGCACTCGGACACTCGAGCCGTCCTCGTCCAGCGTCAAACTCGTGAGACCTTCGTTCTCGAATTGATCGACCAGAAGCTGATTGTAGGCTTCGCCGATCAAATTGATGTTGGACTCGTGTGCTTCCAATTCGTCCTTCACCTTGCGAATGTAGCGGTAGACGACGGCAAACTGAGAAGCGTATGTCTTGCGGTCGCCGACAGCGTTCATGAAGACTTCGTTGATCTGCTTGAAAGCGTGCTTGATTCGATCAAGCTCCAGACTCGTCATCCTGTCGATCTGTTCTGCTGTGAGATTGTCCTCCTGTCCGCTCTGGACGATCTGCTGTCTGACCGCGTTGACTCGGTCCTGATAGGCAGGCTCCGTGCCGAGGTGCCGAGGGAGCTTGTCGATGTAAGCCGAATACTTTCCCATCTAATCTTCCTTTCTTACGATCCACCACTCGATGATTTCGTGGTTCAAACGCAGATTCTCCACGATGGTGCTGACCTCGTGAGCAGCATCATCCATGGTCGGAGCCTTGACGACTCCGGTCGTATACAGACCGATGTTGTGGATGTTAGGGAGCAGCGCGAAATAACGCCACTCCTGCACGGCAGGAATCTTCTCGATATCGGGCATTGTCGTCCCTTGTGTGGCTGGCCTGTATTAGTCTCAGGCAACAGCGGAGCCTAGCATATACCAGCCGCAAGCGGCTGTCAAACTTAGATCTATTCTTCTGTAAGAGCCTTGACCCACGCTCCAGCGGTCATCTTAGCAAGGTCTTCTTTCTTCTCAAGCTGCTTGAACAGAATATGATCGATGGTCTTCTGTCCCTTTGGTCCTGTCGCCAGAGCATAGAAGTAAGAGACAGCATTCACCTGAGTGGGACGGTGTGTCCTATCTCGAGACTGATCGAGGTCCAACAAACTCTGATTGAGACTGATGTAGTAATTCGTATCGGCTGCTGTCAACGTCAGGCCGATACTCCCTGTGCCGAGCGTCGCAATTGCACACGCGGGACCGGGAACCGTCTTCGCTGGATCCAGAAGATCAAGGACATAGTCTCGCTCCGCCTTGCTCTGAGACCCATACAGGCCAGCCGCTGTGATCTGTGGGAACTTCTCCTTGAGCGTCGCCATGATCCGGAAGGCTTCAGGTTTGAATCGGCACCAGACAATGAACTTGAGATTCGGCTTCTCATACAGAGCGTCCTCGAGCCATCCAAGAAACTGTGCAAGTTTCTCATCACCGATGATCATCATCGGCTCGGTCTTCTTCCGTGGTGCAGGAGCCACAACGGTCTCAATGTAGTTCGGAAGATCGCCGAAATCCTCCTGCTGTTCTGCCTCGACTCCGCCGATGAATCCCGAGGTGATCTGCGCCAGCCGCATGATCTTGACAATCGAGTGGGACGCCACGGACACTTCGTCCCTGGACAGCCACGTGACCATTTCGTCTCGCATGTCGCAATAGGTCCGCCACAGTGCAGGCGACAGCGGAGTCTCGAGCAGCACCGGAGGCATTTTCTCCGGAAGGTCCAGACAGTCCTTCTTCAAACGTCTCAGGACATACGGAGAGAAACGCTGCTGCAGATCGTCCAGCATCCTCCATCCGACAATCTGCTTCGCCTGCCAGCCTCCCATGATCGCGTATCGTGCACGAAACTCGAAGTAATTCCGGCACTCCAGAATTCCCATGTGCATGATTCGGCCTTGCGAATACATGTCACCAGGAGAGTTTGCGATCGGTGTGCCATTGAGCAGCAGCACTCTGCCACACTTGGCACGAATCTTCATACAGGCTTTGGTCTGTTTCGCCTGTGCATTTTTGATCTTGCTCGATTCATCCAGGATCAACAGCGTCTTCGGGCCGACCCACTCGAGGATTTCCTCGAGATAATCGCCGGATCGAACATACTCGTAATTCGTCACCGTCCAATCAAGGAACGGCATACTTGATGCTGCCTTGCAGTGGACCCACCGATCCATCTGCCGATGAAACTCGGTAACAGTAACAGGCAGGTCTGTCCACAGATGCTTGTGAAGCTCTCCACGTTCTGGATGAAACCAAACTCCTCTCACAGCAGCCGGAGCGATCGTCAACACTTTGTTGATCTTGCCTTGCAGAAACAAAACCTGTGCAGCGTCGATAGCTTGCTTGGTCTTGCCTGCTCCCATTTCATCGGCGAGCAAGAAGAACGTGTTATTGACAATTGCCTGCACACCGATGATTTGATGTGCAAACGGACTCCAGCGGCTGCGAGATAGATCGATCATGGTAACGAATACTTCCAGACTTGGCGATTGTAGATGTCGAGTTCTTTTCCCATCTCCCGAGCAAGCTCGCCACGTTTGTGCATGCGGAGCAGCAACGAAGCGATGGTCTCGTTATCTACGCTGAGATGCCAACTGATTTGTCTGCACGTCCGTCCGGGCATGATCCTGAGCATGTCCTTCACACGTTCAGGCTTTGGTCTCGGCTTCAGTGTCATCGGAGGCTGCTCCAAGCTCGTTCAACGCGGCTGTCGCCATGTCGTCCATCGCCACAAGAAAGAAGTTCGGTGGGAGACTCTCTTTCAATTCTCCGATGAACTTCCTGATTCTGAATTGCACGTCTTCTCGTGGAGTCCAGTTACGAACACGTTCCATCGTGGCTTCGCACGTGCAGGGATCCTTGTGACAGATCTTGCACTTCATACGGTCTCCTTCTTCGGAAACACTCCGTTGAGAGCAGCCGAGACAACACGCAGAGTATCAGGCGAGAATTCGCCCTTCATCATCCAAGCGTAATAATCTCGAGCCACGTTCGTCATCGGCGTCCCGGACCATTTGCCGAAGTTGATGATCGGCACATCGCCCTTGAACACGAACTTCCGCTGACTGTCGATGGCTTCCGGATCCTTGCACAATCCGTGGCACTCCTGCACGGTTCGCGGGAGCTTGTGACGCTGGAAGAATCCCATTGCTCCATCGACCGTGTCCTGAATGTCGTTCAACGCTCGGTGTGCGCCTGATGGCTCTCTGCCTGCATACTCCCGCACGAAGTCTGAATTGGTCCGTGGCTGGAGCTTGCGCCACAAGTTCATCGGATCGAGAAGATGGGCACCTTCGTAAGACCACTCGACTCCCGCACGTTTCATGCCAGCCATGATCGCCCGCAAGTCGAAGTCCACGTTGTATCCGCAGAAGTCGCAGTCTCTCATTCCGCCTGCAAGGTTGCGAGCGGACTGAGAAAACAGCGGCCATTTCGGAATGTCCTTGCCTTCGTGCTCCCGAGTTTCTTCCAGCATCTCCATCGTGATCTTGTGCACTTCCGTGGCAGCAGGATGGATAAGAACGCTCGGAGGCAGGCGAAAGAAAGACTGCCACTTCTTAGTCGGTCTGCCATCGTGATAGAACACGATCAGTCCCATCTCAATGATGTAGGACTTCTCAGGCGGACACTTGTCGTGCGTCTCCACGTCCACACAAATGAGTGGACGCTCGAGGTCGAGCACGTCTCGGAGGTCAGCATCAGTTATCACGTTTGACCTTTCTCACCTGCTTCGCCTGTTTGCCGTTTCCCTGCACTCCCTTGTCATCGGGAACAAACTCGACCGCTTGTCCTTCCCTGACCGTGTCGAAGTCTAATTCAGGGATGAACCACGTGGCATGAGCGTAACGAGACACTCCGTCCTCGTCTCCTCTGACAAAAGCGTAACCTTTCGAGTGTATGACCCTGATGACAATCCCCGTCATGCTTTCTCCAATCGCTTGATCTCATCATCCAAATACCACCGAGCCTTGCGAAGATCCTCGAGTGGATCAGGATTCTTCTTACCTGCTCTGGCGATATACTTCGTGCAGTTTCCAAGTCGATAGTTCAGTTCCCATGCGTCGGCGACTTTGATGTGTTCGTATGGATTGTCCGCTCCGCCGTAATGCGAGGGATGATCTACGGCTTCTTTGTCCTTGTCCCAGACCATGTAGTGATCTGGATTGTAGTGGTTATTCGGCAGCTTGCATCGCTTTATCTTACCACTCACAAGATCACGTTCCGTATAAGGACAGAATTCGCCCTTATAGTTTTTCCACTCGGCAGGTGCTCGACCAGTGAGCACTGCACACTCTGTGTGCATGTAAGTGATGCCTGCATCATTCTTAGTCTCCACGAAGGTGCCTTCCACGATGAGATTAGAACAGTGAGTGCAATACATCACGGTTGCTGTAGACATGGCCTTTCTGTAAAGCGGATCATCCACGAGTGCTCCGACAATGTCCTTGCCGTCTGTCATGATCGTGTCCATGCCGACAAAGAAGTGCAGGCGAGCGTCGTGATCCTGTATCGTGAAACAGTGGTCGCCTTCGTGTCCGAACGGAGACAAGCACTGAAGATACGACGTGCCACAAAGTGTCTGACAACGCGAAGGCGAAGCCTTGCCACGAGCATCCAATTCGTCAGCCACGGACTTCACGTAAGCGATCAACGCTGGATTGATCGGCTCCTGAGCCTCGTTGACCATCTCTTTCGTGTTCTCCGGATTGGCAAGCTCATTCATGTCCTGACACGCTTTCAGGCACGAATAACAGAGGATCTTCATCCCGAATTCGGGATTGGTGTAATACGGTCTGCCTGCTCCGATGTTACGCTGGCAGCGTCCACACTTCAACGGATCAATGATCCTCTCGGCATCCGGGCACACGATCCGGTGTCGGCCGTCATGACCTTCGACAAAGGCACACTGTCCGCCGTGCTCTGTATGACTGCAACGCATCACTTGTCCTTCCGACGAAACAGCCACTCTCGAGCGGCCACAGTCCAATCCGCTTCCTGGACAGCCACAGTGTCCATGTAAGCGAGAGCAGCAGCCTTGCCTTCGGCCTTGAAGATGAAATGAGCCTGGAGGACTTCCAGACAGTTGTTGAAGAAGGGATCGTTCTTGACGCTGCCAGGGATGGGCTGAGGTGCTCCGTCTCCGACCATCTGATCAATGTAGTTGACCACGAAGGCAACACACGCGTCAAGCTCCTGAAGACTACGTGTCGGAATCGGGAGACTCCTGCACTTGTAGTCATACGGATTGGCGTCGATCATCGGAGGCAGACCGTATTCATCCTCCGAGGCAGAGCCGAAGGCATCCTTCTCGATTCGATACATTGGCTCGAGAGTCTTCAGATATCCGTGCCAATTGACAGAGATCTGAGTGTATTTCCCGGCCGACACTCCGATGGCTGCTGCCACGTATTCGTGCAGCAAACTGAAGTGAACAGCGTTTGCACCGTAGCATCCCCACACGATGTCGTTTGATCGGCAGAAGACCACGAGCTCAAGTTCCTGCCTTGTAGAGATCTGGAACGTGGCGATGAGATTGCACGGATGATCCTTGCCTCCACGGCCAAGATCCACTTCGGTGTCCCACATCTGGAGGACACAGCGGCGATCGTTGTGATCCTTCTTCAAGGACTCCACGATGATGGACAACTGATCGCCCACGCAAAAGTGCTGACGCCAGCGATGTCCATAGGCTCCATGCAACGTCTTGCCGTCGTCGCTGAAGTCCTGCATCCGCTTGGCGTATCGCACGAGAGCATCAACGTCGTTGCGACCATTGAGCATCCACAGTGCTTCGTAGAGGTGCAGGAAAGGATTGGCGTCTCGCTCAGGCCAGAAGATCACTCGCTCATATGGCCGAATGTAGACGGTGGAGACAGGCTCCGACAGTTGCAGCACTGGTCCGTTGCGACTGTCTCGAGGAGTCCCCTGCATCCGCAGAAGGCGGACAGCAATCGGGAAGGCTTCGTGGACGTTCCGAGCGGTCAGGACTCTCATATCGTCTTACTTTCTTTCAGAAGGTTCCGGAGGTGGATGGCAGCAACGATGATCTTCAGCTTGTGATACTCCTCACGTGATGGTGTCGTGGAAAATACGACTCCATTGTCCAGGACTTGTCCAACAACTTCTGTCATTGGATCGCCCTTGTGATAATGGTAGTCGTAGATATGAACGATGTTGAATTGTTTGCCGTCCTCGTGCGGCTCGAGATAGTGCTTGTCCACAAGCTCTGTCAGGCGAGTGTTGAAGACCGTGTCAATTCCTTCTTTGTCCAGTGTGACGTGCTGCACAATTCTTACAGACAGGCTGTTCACGTCTTACTCTCTTTCTCCAGTAAGATCCTAACCTATACCACAAATCCCCTGTATTTACAAGGGAATTCAGCGGAGTCCCTTGCAGAAGATCAGGCGATCGAAGAAGGTCTTCGTGTCTTCGCCAGCCGCGATCAGCCGATCATACTCGGGAGGATAACTGACGACTTTGTAACGTGCCTTCAAGAAGTTCAAGCGACGTTCGAGGTTCTTCATAGAGGCATCACGCGACGTGTGATACTCGATGCAGAGTTTCTCAGCGAGTGGCAGGAGGTCATCGTCCAACAATCCTGCCTCTGCTCCCTCGATGTCCATCTTGATCCCATCAAATCCCTTGATCGGTTTGATGTAGCTTCCGTGCATGTTCGGCAGCGTGCCACATGGGTGTGCAGGCAATCCCGAGGTCGGATAGGCTGTCTGCCGATAATGGTCCGTCTCGAGCCGTCCCTTCCAGAAGGGAAGATTGTCCTCGTGCCGATTGGTGACGGCTGTGCGGAAGATGGAGAAGTGAGGCACGTTCCGCCCAAGCAACTCAAAGCAATCCGGATCAGGTTCGTAACACACAGCCTTCGCCCCACGAAGCATGCAATAGATCGCGAAGGCTCCGATGTTGGCTCCGAGGTCCAGCCACGTCTCATCGGGCATCACATCGAATCCCATGCGGACGCGTCTGTATCCACGGTTGCAGACGACTTCGTCAAACACTCGCTCATCGCTGGTGCCTTTGCGATAGAGCACGACGGCTCCACCAATTCGAGCCTCTCCGTTGATGCTGACGATCTTAGATGCTACGTTGTCCATCACAGTCCTCCGTCGTATTTCTGTTTGATCCGCTCGCCTTCTTTCACGCGGCAGTATTTGTCATACTCACATGCCCAATGTTCCACCTCTCGCATTTCCCACGATCGCCACGTCTCAGGCCAATACTCCTGATCGTTCGTCATCTCGAGGATCTCTCGCATCACGCTGAACATCAGCTTGCGATCGAGGACATACATCCTGTTGAGGACTCCCGGATGACCGTGCAGCACTCGGCTGATGCCTTTGGTGCAGCCAGGACCAGGATTCGCCCACGTCATGATGTCCGACGCTTCCGACAGCACTGGCGTCCATCGAAGATCCGAGACGACTTCATAGGACATGAACGGACCCAGGAAAGGGATCGCTGTAAGGGCTGTCCATGCCTGCTCCAGACTATACCACTCGTGGCCGAATCGTTTGCTGTGGAGCATCCTAACGGCTTCTCGGATGACTTCTA